TCAAGTGTGTTGATGTATCCGAAGGTCCACAGGGTTCTTCCTCCGCCAACGTCGGCCGGTGCCGCCGGGCCCGAGCGTCCAGGCCAAATGCAGCGCGTCACCGCGGGGGCTGGCGATCCTGACCGTCCGCATGATCGACGGATTGTGCGGCATCGTTCCGAGGTACTCGACCACCCCTGCCGCGTGCTCGAGCATGTCGTTTGCCATGCTCGCCGCCGGGGTGACGCGAAAGCTTTCCAGCTTGCGATCGGGAAACTGCGCGGCGTACCCGGGAAACATCCAGCCGATGCGATGAGTGTCACCACTGTCGAGGGTGAGCATGTTGGCGTCGAGATTCAGCTCGGTCATGCCGAGCAGCCAGCGTTCACCGAAGCCGTGATCGACGTTGCTCAGCGGACTGTAGTGCAGGCGGAAGCCGAAGCCCGGGCCGCGCAGGCAGTTTCCCTTGCCGACCGGGAAGTCGATGCTTGCCGAATACATGCCGGTGCGTGGATCGACCGCTCCGCGGATGTGGCTGTAGAAGCCGAAGGCACTGGAGTAGAACTCGTCCTTGGCCAGTACGGCACCGGTCCCGTTGCTCTTGTCGTCCATGCGGATTCACCTCAGGTGACTTGCAACTGGTCGCGTGTGCCGGTGACGAACCCGATCGAGCAGGTCTGGTCCGAACCATAGGCATCGATCACGGTGGCTTCGATCGGTCCACGGGGCGGATCGACATGGTCGCGGCGAGGTATGTCGATCCGGCCGCATAGCATGATGACGCCCTTGTCCGGCACGGCCGCTGCAAGCGTCGGCCTGGGCTGACCTCCGACGGGTACCGCGTCATTCCAATGGACCTGCGTGTCGCCGGGCTGGGCATAGCCCGTGTAGCACGGGTTTTGCGTCGATGGCAGGTTGTCCATCCAGTGGATCATGCCCGCCGGCGTGCACAGCATGCTTCGCAAGGGGATGATCGCGCGGCCATCCTGTATCGACAACGTGACCGTATCGTTGAACACGGCAGCCTCGTCCGCGTGGCGACGCTGTTCCAGCCGAAATTGCTCGGGCCCGTAGCGCACCGGCGCTTCGGGGCGGACGTTCTTGTCCCTTCCCGTGTCGTAAAGCAAGTTCGGCGCCCCTGTGCCATCCGGCGCAAAAACGTAGCCATCGGTGCGGTATCGCCAGCCATTGTCTCCGGTTATCACGAACGCAAGGCTCAGGGTGCCGCTGACGGCATCCGCATCGGCGGTGACGAAAAGCACCACGTAATCTCCGTCGGCGTTCGGCGTCGTCTTGTCCGGCGAAGCCTCATCCTGCGCAACCGTGGCGGGATGGAATAGGTAGCCACGCGACTCGCGCTGGGCCGACCAGCCCTTGTAGGATTCCCCGGTAGTGTCATCGGCGAAGGGAATCTCGGTGTCGGGCGCCATGTAATCGATGAGGCGCACGCTGGCTCGCTCCGTCGCCGTGAGCTTCACGGGCTGAAAATTCCGCTGGGCTTCGATGTAGACGACCACCTTGGACTGCTGTCTGCCGTTGGCATAGAGCATGGGGTGCTGGATATCGATCGATACTTTTGCGACAGTCCATTCCGGTGCCAGTACGGGTTTCTTGGGTTCTTTCCAGCTCATGTTTTGTCTTCCTTGGCATGGTGCGGGGCGCGGCCTGTTTTGGTGAGGATCAGCTCGTTGACCTTGCCGCCGAAGGCTATCGATAGCTCGTGGTCGTTGCCGTGCACATCCATGATGTGCAGGGTGGTCTGTTTGATGGCGCTGAGGGCTTTGTTGTCCTTGTCTAGAAAGCGTGCAGCGACGTTGCCCATGAGCAGGCCTACTACCACGCGATCGGCCGAGCGACCGACCAGGTTGCCGACGCACTTGTTGTACATCTCGCGCGGTTCGTAGAGGAGGGCAGCGCCAGGGTTCTCCAGCACTGCGCCCTCGTTACTCCCCTCAGGATGTGTCGTCCAGGTTGCCACCTCGACGTTGGCCAGGGGAGGCGGCGGGAAATTCTCGGGCTGGGCCGCACCCGGTTGCCCGTAGTAGCTAATGGCCCATTTGACCGTGTCGTTGGCTGCGCCGGACGCGTATATCGCAAATCCGGATGCCTGCGCCGACGTCCCTCTCACCGATCTGATGCGCAACAGGGTGTTCTTGTAGAACACGTGCAGATAGTGCTCGCGTGCCCAGTAGAAATGGTCGTCGTTGCCCACGCGCGTCGGAGTCAGGTATCGCTCATTCGTGACGTCACCGTAGCTGCTGACGGGAAGCGAAGGAAACGCGGTGGGGTGCACGATGACGGAGGAATTGAAGCGGCCATCCTCGCCCTGGCCGTCAGGGTCGCGGGCGCCTGCACTGTTCGTGGAGATGTACTGCGGGGAGCCCGCGCCGGAAGGCAGACGAATGCGCGCCGCGAGCTGTCGATCCCCGGTGGACGTCGTGGCTACGTAGAGCGTCAGTGTGGTCTGGCCCGGCTCATTGGGAAACGGGTGCGGCTTGGCCGCGACAGCGATGGCCCCGTCGGGTGCGGCGGCCACGGCGACTATCGCTTCATCCCAGACGTAGTCGGCGCTGGTGGATGAAAAGGTCCAGGTCAGGTCCTTCGGCTGGTCTTCCAAGCGCGGCAGGGGCTCACCGGTGACATAGTCGATCAGTTCGATCGTGGCGATGTCCGCATCCGACAAGGCGACCGAATTGCCGTTGGCGTCGAGTGCGGACAGGACAATCCGCACCTCGCATTGCTGCCGTCCGTTGTTGAAGACGTGCAACGTGGGCTCGTTATCCGGGAATACGTTCTTGTAGATTCTGAACAATGCGAGCTGGGCCCACGACTGGGCCTGTGCATGTGAGGTGCCTGTTGACATGGCGACGTTCCTTGTCGGTTTCGGGTGGAGTCATTCGGCGCGCGTGTGCGGGGGCGGTATGTTGATCTTCATGCAGGAGACCTTGCCGTCCAGCCCGTCGTCTTTGTGGTACGTCTTCGAGTAGACGACATCGCCTTCGCCGTAATCCGTGTCGTCCTTGCTGTATTCGAAGCCACCGGCCCACGTGTATTTGACTCGCTTGAGGAAGGTGAACTTCACCCAGTCGTCGCGTTTAAGGCAGTCCGGGTCGTCGTAGAGTTCGATCACGGTGCCCGACGGGATCCAATCGAACTCGATCGATCGGGCCTCGTCGTTCTTGCAGCCGCCGTCTTTCGATTTAAAGCGGAACATCTGGGAAAACGGCTCGGCGAGGCCAATGGTGCACACCACGTTCTGCGACGCGTTATTGCCTTCGAACAACCGCACCTGGGGCGGCTCGCTTTGTGGTTGCGCAACGGCGGCCTGGGTCTGCGCCGTAACGCGCCCGGGGCCGGCGAGAAGGCAGAAGGCGAGCAGCCCCGCGTGGAGGGCGACGTTCCGTGTCATGGGTGTTTCCTTGGCCGTCCTGGCCATCGTGGGTGGGACGCCTGTAGTGATATCCCAGGACCGTGCCCGAATCTATCGGCCGGAAGTTGTAGGGGCGATTCGGCTTTCGTTCCGGGGGGCCGCTCGGTTATCCTGAGGAATGTCGGCCCCGTAGCTCAGCTGGATAGAGCGTCCCCCTCCTAAGGGGAAGGTCGCCCGTTCGAATCGGGCCGGGGTCACCATGTCAAGCCATTCCTGTGCCGGTGGGATTCCATATACCGCCATGAAATCACAGGGTTTGAGCACAGTGAGCACAGCCCTCAGAAGTCCAGCAGGGCGACGGCGCCGTCCGCCCCGCCCGGGGCTAGGTGAGCATACCTTTCGGTGATCTTGTAGTCGCTGTGCCCGGCCAGGAGCTGGATGCGCCGCAGCGGCACACCGGCCATGGCCAGGTGGGCGCAGAAGGTGTGACGGAGGCGGTGCAGCGTCCCGCCAATGCCCGCCACCCTCGCATCGGCCGAGAACCAGTCGCTCAGCGTGTCCCGGTGTACGGTCACCGGAGGGTCGGCAAGCTGCGCAAGCGCGGCGCGTGCATGCGCGTTCAGTGGCACTTCCCGCCAGCGGCCAGACTTCGTGCGGCCGTCGCCGTCCTGATCCGGCTCGGACTCGATCCGCAGCACGCCGCCAACGACATCGGCCTTGACCAGCTTGCACATCTCGCCGCGGCGGATGCCGGTGTGCGCCATGAAGACCCACAGTGGCGCGCGCGGCGGACGCGCGGCGTAGAGCGCGGCCATGTCCTCGGCCGCGTAGAACCGGACCGCCACGCTACGGACGCCGCGCGGGGCCTTCACCTTCTCCGTGGGGTCCACGTCCAACTCGCCCCACTCGACGCCCCGCCGGAACGCGGCCTTCAGCCGGCGCAGTTCCTTGCCCACGGTCTCCGGCGCGGCACGGTCTGTCACCAGACGATCGCGCTTGTAGCCCTCGATCTCGGTCGCTCGCAGCGTGTCGATCGGCCTATGGCCGAACCGGGCAACGAACCGCTTCACCTCACTGCGCGCCTTGCCACCGGTCGTCGGGTGCTCCGCGTCGTACCATTCCATGTACCAGGCCAAGTAAGCCTTGACGGTGGGAAGGCGCGCAAGGATGCGCACCCCGTGCGTCAGCTCGGCTTCTTTCGCGGAACGAATTCTCTCCGCCTCTCGGGGCTCAATCGCCCCAAGGGAGAGGCGGACCTGACGCCCGTTTTCCCGCCAGTTGAGGTAGGCGCGCGTGCCGCGCCAGTAGACCGTTGCCAAGGTTCCGCTCCGTGAATCGCCGCGTACAGTTCCGCGCGCTCGTACAACTGCTTGCCCATGAATCGCCGTGGCGTCAGCCCGTAGGCCAGCGCGTGCTCCCGGAACTGGCTCACCGACACCCCGCAGTAGTGCGCGGACTCGTCGACGGTGAGCCAGTCCTTGCCGGCGAGGTTTAGGTCTTCAGCCGCCCCCATCGGGCACCTCCTCACCGCTCACCGTCATCAAGCCGCTGGGGAACTTCGTTTCGATGTACGCCTCGCCCGGGTGAGGCGGGTCGCTTGGCCAAGGCATCCATAGGTCGGGGATGCCGAAGCGGTCGCGGATGTCCTCCGGGTTGCACCACGCGTCGATGGGCGTGTGGAACATGGCCGCCGACGTCTCGGTGAATTCCTTGCTGCCGAACCAGGCGCAGATGATGCGCGCGTCCTTCGGAGCGGTCTCAATCGGCTGCCAGCCGGCCTGCTCCCGTTCCTCGGCGAGCGAATAGAGCAGGGCGTCCATCAATTCCTCGCGGTGGTGCTGGCGCCACTGGGCAGGCGTCAGGTCGCTACGGTCAACGGTGGCGCCGTACTTTGCCAAGCCGAACTGCTCGCGCTGTCGAAACAGGCCGAAGAGGGCGGTCAGCGTGGCGCTGTCTGCGCCACCGTCGCCTGTCAGAACGAGCAACTCCTGGCCATACTTCGCGAGGAAGTCCCCGTTCATGCAGATGGAGTCCTGCTCAGCGGCCTCGCTCCGCGTCTCGTCGGCGTAACGCAGCTGGGACAGCACCTTTTCCAGTTCGGCGCGCATGCTCATGCCTCACCACCCTTGCCCGGAGCGGGCGCGGCGGCGAGCACTTCGTAGTCCCAATCGTCATCGCCAGTAGAGAACATGCGCACCTGAGCGTCAGGAATGCGAATGGCGCGCTGCACGGTAAATTCGAACGGAAGGGCCGCGCCCTGGCTGTAGATGGTGCCGCACACCTCGGCAATGCTTTCATGCGCAAGCTGATCGGGATCGATTTCCGGCCAGAACATGTCCGCATCTGCGGGGTCATACACGACTGCCCCATCCGGCACGCCCACGGGGCGCGGCTGGGCGTATGGCATGGCGGTGGTGTTCTCAACGTGGCGTGCACGCGCGAGCATCTTCTCGATGGTCGGCACCCACAGCTTTTTCAGGTTGGCGTACTTGCCCACCGCGTTGCGTAGATTCCGCAGCGTCTCCACGTCGTCGTCGGTCCAGTCAACCACCTCCCCAGCCTTCTCACCCGTGGGGGCGTGAACGCGCTCGGCCGCGATGATCGACGTAAGGTCGTCGGCGACGATTTCCAGCGTGCTTCGCAGATGCCTCTCGTCGCCGGATTGCATCGCGCTATCCGCCTGGCGTGCGACGGCTTCGATGCGATCCAGAATGGACTGCGTTGTCAGTACCTTCGCGTCACCCGTGGGGGCGCGACTGGCCAGAACCCGAAGGACAGCGGCGTATGCCATGGCCATGATGACACCCGGAGCCGAGCGCCGGTTCATGTGCTCCCAGACTTCCCGCGCAATCTCGTGATGCTCGTCCGGCGCGTTCGCGTGCAGATCAGCGTCGCGCGGCTCGGGCGTCACCGTGGGGCGGGGATGGGCGAGGGCTGCCTGCCAGCCCATCCACATGCTTTCCTCAGCGGGTATGTTGTAGCGACCATGCGTGTCTTTTTCGAGCCACGCACCATGTTCCTGCAACGCCCATTTTTCGAACTTCGCGCGCTCGTCCACCGCCTCTACAGGCGGCGCAGGCTCGGTGCGGTCGAGGAACCGCCCAGCATCCTCGTCGAGCACCAGGTCGGCATACTCGTGGAAGTGTTCCCGCAGATCCTTGGCGTGCGCCTCCTTGCCGTGCATCCACGGTTCTGCATGCGCCACGGCCCGGACATTGTGCCCGCGCTCGGCGCCGTAGCGGTCCCACACGGCGTTGAAGTTGCGCGCCACGGCCTCGGCGACAGCCTTCGTCGGCATCGCCACCAGATCGTCAGGGCCGGCCAGGTAGATGCACCACAATTCGTTGCTCATGCGTCGGTGTCCTTTGCCACGGGGAGGGCGTAGAGGTGGATCTCGCCACGGTCGCCGTTGGTGACGACGACGGCGTGTTCGAGAAGGCGGGCGATCCGGACCCGGGCGGCATCGACATCGCCGATGACGATCGAGCAGATGTGCGTGCCGCCGGGATAGTCCTTGACCCAGGTATTCCGGCGGTCGCCTTCCATCTGTTCGAGGAAGGCAACCCGCTGCCGCAGCGACTGCGCCTCGCGCTGGGTGATTCGCTTCGTGGTCATGCTGCCCCCCGGAGGCGGTCGGCTCGGGCTAGGTGTGCGTCGAGGCGTCCGCCGATCCACGCCATGACGTTCGTCGCCATGGAGTTGCCCAGCGCCTTGTAACGCGGGCCGTCAGCGGCCAAGCCGTTGCGGTAGGGGATGTTGGTGTACCCATCAGGGAAGCCTTGGAGGCGCTCACACTCGGTGGGGGTCAGGCGTCGGACCCCATGCTGCACTAGCGCATGCGGCTTATCTCCGCCACCTGTGGAGGCGCGCACCGTGAAGGCGCAGTCATCTCCAACCTCGGCGGTTCCACCGCCATCTCGCCCGCGAAGTGCGACAGATACGGCCTGCGCCTGCGGGCCGGAGCTACTTAGGGCACCGAACACGTCGGTGCTGCTGATAGGGTCTTGGCGTGAGTCGAATGCGATGGCCGGAGCGTGGGCATGTGCGGCAAGCGGGTGGCAGGGGTCGCTCGGCCTGGGCTGCGACCGATTGGCTGCGCTGGTGATTTGCGTCGTGTCGAACGGAACCGGAATCATGGTCTCGCTCTCGCTGTCGATCCGGCCCATTGCGCCTGCGTTGAGGCATAGGGAAACATCCGGCACGAGCTGTGAATCCCGACCTATGCCGTCGCCTTTCATGTTGCCGGTGAGCGCCCCCGCTACGAGGTTGTCGCTTCCGTCGCCTCTGGGGCTGCTGTAGCCATGGTGACCAGCGCTTGCTGCAAGGCTGGCGGCAGGGCTTTGCCCCGTCGCTCGGCGCGGCGCAGAATCCCGGCGCAGGCCTTCCCACTCAAGAAGTACCTGGGCGGGATCGAACCCGTCTCCAGCACTTGCGACAACGAACACACGGCGGCGTCGTTGGGCCAGTCCGAAGTATTGGGCGTCCAGGGTCCGCCATGCGATTGCTCGCGCGGGTCCATACACACAACCAGCGTTCGACCACCGCTTCCCTGACGGGACGAGTTCGACATCTTCGCCGGCAAGGCCAGCCAGAAAGCACCCGAAGGCGTTGTCTTTGGTGCTGAGGACGCCGGGGACGTTTTCCCAGATGATGCGGACGGGAGGCTTTCCAGCGCGTCGCCGAACAAGGTCGATTGCATCTGCGATCTCCACGAAACGAAGGGTGAGGTTGCCGCGGGCATCATCGAGGGACTGGCGCGCGCCGGCGACACTGAACGCCTGGCACGGGGTGCCCCCGACGAGTACGTCGGGCGCGACCACCTCGCCGGTGAGGATGCGCCGGGCGATGGCCGTCATGTCGACAAGGTTCGGGACCTCGGGATAGTGGTGCGCGAGCACCGCAGACGGGAACGGCTCGATTTCGGCGAACCACGCCGCTCGCCAGCCGAGCGGGTGCCAGGCCACCGTCGCGGCCTCGATACCGCTGCACACGCTTCCGTAGGTAAGATTCACGATGCTTCCTTCTCGGCGTCCGCCGGCAGGTCAGGGTTTGAACCCCACGGCGCGCGGAGTTCGCGGTGGTGGGCGTGGGGAGCGATGGAGGTGCGAGGTGCAAACCGGCCGCGGGTGCCGTTGTTCCAGTGCTCGCGGCAGCTGGTGGCCTGGTTGTCGAACCATCCGGTCCAGCCCTGGAATAGGTCGGCTTGCACCTCGGCGGTCATGCCATGAGGTCTCGGCAGAGATCCCGGGCACGCAGGCAGGTGCCAACCTCGAACAGGCCCCAGTGGCATAAATCCGTCGGCACGCCGATCTGCGAGGCAAGCCATGCGTATGCCTGGTCGCGGGTCATGCGGCCCGACTTCCAAAGCCGCTCGAACACCGGCTTGCAGCTGGTGCGGGCCTTGCGCAGCTCGTTGTCGGCGATCGTTCCCAGCGGAATGGCTGTGAATGGGTGCATGCCGCAGCGAGCCTCACATCCGGTGCACACGTACATCCAAGGCCATTCGCCGTAGACACGGCCGTAGACCTCTTCGTGGTGCATGACCTCGACGGGGGCGGTGCAGTAGCGGCATATCGTCGGCGCCGGCAAGTGCGGTTCGGGCACCCGGCCGGTTGCCTTGCGGCTCGGGTTCCAGGGCGACTTGCCGTTTTGCTCGGTGAGGTCGAACTCGGCAGAGCGGTCCATGGTCAGGCCGCCTGCTGCAGGTCGTTGGCCGCGTTCTTGATCACCTGCCACAGGCCGCGGTAGATCGCGACGAGGTTGGCTTCGTCGTAGAGCTTCGCGCCGCGTTCGGTGGCCACCGGCTGGAAGCCGATCTGGGCCAGGCCGTCGGCCGTGATGGAGAGCGGGGCGATACGGGCGTTGATGTCGCCGAGCTTGATGGTCTTGGCCGGGGCGGACACCGGGCGACGCTCGGCCGGGGCGAAGACGTCAAACGGGAGGTCGTTGCGCTGAGCCGCAGGCGCCGGAGACGGTGCCGCAGCCGGAACCGCCTCGGCTTCCACGACAGGCACGACCGGCTCGGCGGTACGCGCACGCTCCGCTTCCTCACGCTCAGCCGCGAGGCGATCGCGCTCGACAGCAGCGGCGCGCTCCCGCTCCTCGGCCACCCGCTCTCGTTCGGCCCTGGCCTCTTCCTCCAAGCGGTAGCGCTCGATCTTCGCCCGTTCCTCCTGGCGGATGCGCTCGCGTTGCGCCTCGGCCCGCGCTTCCTCGGCACGCTTATGGGCTTCAATGCGCGCCGAGACGGCCAGCGTGAAGTCTTCCAGGGGCTTTGCCGCCAGCTGCTGCAGGTCGGCCAGCAGCGTGCGGTACTCGGCCGCGTTCTCGTCGACCCAGGCGAGCTTGGCGCGCAAGTCCTTCGCCTGGCGGTCGGCGGCGATCTTGCCGTTGGCGAGGGCGGTGTCGAGCTTGTCGTCGATGCTGCTGAGCGTCTTCAGGCCCTTGATGGCGCCGGCGAAGTCAGGCATGGGTACGTCCAGCCGAAGACCGTGGATCTCGCGCTGAAGATCGGCCATGTGCCCGTTGAACGCCTTGCGTGCGGCTTCGATCTTTTCGGCGCGGCGGCGTGCCTTTTCGCTTTCCAGCAGCTTCTCGGCCATGAGCCGGTTGTCCCGCACCAGCTTCGCCAGCATGTCCTTCTGGCGCTTGGCCTGGTCGACGCTCTCGATCTGGGCCAGCATCATCGCCTCGGCGGCGTTGAGCGTGTCCTCGGCCTTCTTCATGGCCTTGATCTGCTGGTCGAGGTCGACGAAGTCCTGATCGGTCTGCGGCTCGCGGATCAGCTTGTTTTCGAGGAAGTCGCGGAGCGCGGTCTCGAACACGTTGAAGTTTTCGCGGACCGAGATCTGGCCGATGACCTGCACGGCGACGGCGGGCAGGGCCTGGACCGCCTCCGCGACCATCATGGGCTTCTGCTCGGGCAGGCTGTAGTCGGTCAGGTCGCGGTCGAACTGTTCCCAGCCGTCGACGATGCGCTCGAACCAGGCTTCGTCGGGCAGCACTTCCAGCCACGCCAGGTGGTTCGGTGTGCCGTCCGACACCGTGAAGATGACGCGCTCGGCACCGGTGATCATCATGATCTGCTGGCACTGGGGCATGTGCTCGTCGGGCAGCTCGCCGGCGGCAACCGAAGCGGCGAGGGCGGTGTTCCACTGCTTGTGCTCGAACGCGGTGTGCCCGGCCATGGTCAGGCCATCGCAGGACGCCGACAGGTGGCCGCCGGTGTCTTCGTCCGAGCACGTGACCGGGTAGAGGTCGTCCCCAATGATCTCCTCGACCAGCGGGCGGGCAAGCGCCTCGACCTCATGGCCATAGTCGAGGATGTTCTCCTGCACCCAGTCACTGAACTGCTTCGCGTCACCGAGGTGCTTCATGCGCAGCAGTTCGGAGCGGGTGGTTTTCTTCGACAGGCCGAGCATGGCAGCCGCTTCGCTGGCACCGTGGCGGGTCAGGCGGAATGCCGCCCACTCGTCGCTACCCTGGATCAGGTTATGCATACGCATTACACGTCACTCCCGTTGTCGGCCCACGACGCGATCTCGATCTTCTGATCGGCGCTGAGCGTTTCCTTGGTCTGGATCATGGCGATCAGGTCGTTGACCGACTTGGCGCCGGTCTCGATCGCCATCCGCCACCCGGCCTTCTTCTTTTCGAAGCTTTCGGCGCTGCACGCCGGCAGTTCCTTCGGCGCGCTGCTGGCCGCCGGTGCGGCGGCGCCGGTCTGCTCGGCCTTGTTGTCCATGACGCTCTTCCACGACGACTCGCCGTCGCGGATGGCGCCGTAGATACCGCGCAGGTCGACCATTTCCGTCGGCGAGCATGTATCCAGCGCGTGGCCCAGATACGCCGCCAGGTCCGCAGCCTTGACGCCGATCTCGCCGAAGGCATCCGCAATGCGCTTGCGCTCGGCATCAGGATCGCGTGCAGCCTCGTCCAGGCGAATGGACTTGATGATCCCCTCGGCCTCGTCCTGAAGGTCGCCCGGGATGATGCGGAGGCCCAGGGTACGGATAGCCTTAGAAACCTGCGCGGCGCGCTTGTTGAGGATGTCGTCCTCGGTGCCGGGCACCGTGTAGGTGTTCTTACCCCAGCTGTTCTTCCGAACGCTGATGTAGGTGCCATCATCGCTCGGGCTCGACCGCTCGACCGTCTTCGTAACGCGGACGTCGAGCGGGTAGGTCACGTTCGACTCGAGATCGGTCACGGAGACGCGGTGCACCTCCTTGCTCTCGTCCTCGAAGATCATGCTGGTTTCCACCAGCACGTTGGTCATGCAACGCAGCGCCACCTCAACGAAGCGGATGCCCAGACCCTCCACGCCCTTGCCGATGGGCTTGCGGTAGTAAGCCGACTTGTTGTGGGCGAAGCTGGGGCGCTTGCACTCCTTCAACAGATCCTGCCGGACCTGGTCCCACTGGCGGGGGCGGCGCATCGCCATCACATAGCGCGCCTCGACCATCGCCTTTGCCTGGGCAGCGACAGCCGACGATGCCGTTTCCTGCACGGCGAGGGTGGAACTGGTGCCGCCAAAGTCTTCGCGGACGGACACGGCATTATCGGAGCGGGACATATCAATCCTTTGCCGGAGTCCGCCGGCGCGGTGTGGGAGAGGGTTTAGGCTTCGACGCCGTCGCGCTGGAGGCAGCGCAGGACGCAGTCGGCCGGGACGTCGATCTCGAGCACCGGATTGAGCTGGCCGGATGCGCGACGCAGGTCGGGAACGAAGCGCGCGGGCCAGGCCGGCATTGCGCTGTCGTTGAAATCCGGGTCGTAGCTCGCGATGCCGATGAGCCACGAGCCGGACTCGCCGGGGCAGTGCTGCCCCGTGACGACAAGGCCTACCCCAGGAGAGCTGGGCGAGGTCACGACCCACTCGATCGGCTTCCCGCTGGCGCAGTTGTCGTAGGCGTCGTTCGAGACGCCGTATTCGCCGAAAGTGTCGTCGCTGCCACCCTCGAACCGAAGCGTCTTCGTGCCGATGGGCCGTGCGGCGATCGTCTCGTCGATCTTGTCGACCTTCTGGAACGGGTGCTTCTCGGTCGCGTTCTTGATGTTCTGGCCGAAGTGCCTGCCGATGGACTCCGCGTCCTTGAACGCGGCGAAGTCGTCGGCGGTGAAGTTGTCGTAGTGGTACAGGCTGCTGGGCTCGCCCTTGTAGCTCTTGAAGCGGATCGCCAGGGTGTTGCTCGCGGCGTCGTGGCCGATGCTGTGGATCTGCGAGGAATCCACGGGAGTCATCACAATGGGGGTGACCGGGGTGAGGTTGTTCGTCATATCGAATCCCTTGCCGGCGCCGCCGGCGTGTTGTGGTTAGTGGCCGGTGGCCGCCGCAACGAGCGCGGCGATAGCAACCAGGCCGAAATAGACGCCGAGGACTTGCCACTCGGCGCGAGTGAGGGGCTTCCTGGCGTTCGCGGCAGCGCGGATGTGCGCCATGTAGTCGTCGTAGTCGTTCACGGCTTCGCCTCACACGGGATGTCCGTGACCTCGGCGACCGGTGTTCCGTAGGAGCCGACCGATCCGACCTGGCGCGTCTTGTAGCCGCGCACGCAGTTGCCCCGCTCCGGCAGGGTGAGGGTGGAGGCGGGATGTCCACCGGGGCGGATGTGGCCGCATGCACCCAGGGTGAGCCCGGCGAGGCTCACGACCGCGGCCAGGACGAAGACCTGCAGGACATGGTCCTTCTTCATGCCGCCATACCCCCGCTGGGGCCGTCGTAGACGCGGCGTGCCTTCCACGACATACCGGGCGGGATCGTCTCCATGGGGCCGTGGTGCGGACGCTCGGTCCAGACGCCGTTCTCCATACCGACGATGATGTAGGTGTAGCGGCGGGGGAATTTCAGTACGTTGCTCACGCGGCATCCTCTAGGCGGGTGTTTTCGTGAAAGGTCAGGTAGAGGTCCACGCGGCTCTGGCGCTGGCCCAGCTGCGTGTCGTTGGCGTAGGCGATGAACGCTTCGCGGAGGGCTTCGCGCTGCTCGCCGTAGGCGTCGATCAGGGCGTCGTCACGCGAGTCGCGGGTCTGCATCGGGAGGTCGCGAGACATCAGGAGCAACACGACCTCGGTGGGATCGGCATCGCCCTGGAGCAGGAAGTCCTTGACGTACCGGCGCTGACCCATCATTTCTTCGATGGCGTCCTCGCACTGCTGGTCGGTGTGGGTGCTCATGCCGCTTCGTCCCGGGCAGCGCGCATCGCATCCTGTACGGCCGTCACGACCTTCCCCAGGTATGCCTGATCACGCTTTGTCGCTCGGACGCTGCAGAGCTTGCTGACGAGATACTCGACGTCGCATGCGAGGAAGAAGACCTCAATGCGATGCGTGCCCGTAGCGCCCCAGGTCGCCGTCCAGGCCTTGTCGTAGCACTGCAGGACGACGGTTCCACCGTTGGGTCGGTCGTTGATCCAAACCGCGACGATGGGATCGAGTCCCTGCGCGGTGACGCGGTCAACGACCGCAGGCAGGCTTTCCATCCGAGCGCTCATGCCGCACCGCCGATCGCATCGGTCAGGGCCTTCACAGCCAGCGCTTTGTATTGGTTGAGTGCGCGTTCCGTATCGTTGTTGCGGATCGCGACGTCCATCAGCGTGCATGCGGCATGGTTCAGCGCGGCATGGGCCGTGCGTAAGTCGTCCTGCACGTCTTCAGAGAACCCGAGAAGGTCGCTCTGCTTGCTGACCTCGTAAACCACGGCGGCTATAGCGCCAACCTTGAGGCTGGCCGCCAGGTGCGGGTCGGTCATCGGGACGAAGGTCGGGAACATGTCTGTCTCCAAGCCGGGGTGTCCGGCGTTGGAGAGAAGATTACCAGACGGTAATTACTTGTCAATACCAAAAGGTAAAGTTTGTTCCGTCGCGTGTTCGCAGCCCGTGCGACCCGGACCTGTCACCATCACGGTCCACTAGGAGGCATCATGGAAACGCAGTACATCGTGCAGGGCTTCGTAGCCGGCAAGCGGGGCAGGGTGGAAGCCATGCCGCCCATGGCCTTCAAGACTGAAGACGAGGCCCGGCGCCGCGCGGCGCGGCTGGCGGAGACGTGCCAAGGCGTGATCGCCTTCGCCCAGTCGGCTGATCTCGAAGCCGGCGAATATGCAGATCCAGTCGTGCTTGAACGGCATGGGGACGTGCCGGAAATGGGCTGAACGTGCGGACGCTAACGTATTGACGGAGCTGTCAATACGTTTGACAAACCGGTAATATTGCGCTGTCGGAGACCGGGCAGAGCCCACGGGCCCCCATATGGTCAATGACGTTTAACAAGCCAGTCCGCCTACCCAAAGCGGACAATGAAGGCACCTGGGAAAGTTGCAGCGCATAGAGCGCGACTTTGGAGGTCATATGGCCACCGCTTTGAACGTTGCTACGTGGTTCTTGGGCAACATCGATCGTTCCGCTGGTGATTCGATCACTCATTTGAAGCTTCAGAAGCTTGTGTATTACGCACAGGCTTGGTCGCTTACGTTTCTGAAAAGGCCTCTCTTCGACGAGGAATTGCAGGCATGGGCTCACGGGCCCGTCGCTCCGAGTGTTTACCGTGCTTTCGCTGGTGAAGGTTGGAACGCTCTTCCCGTCCCGGCTCGTGAGATCGATGGATGCTTCGATGAAGAGCAGGCGAGCCTGCTTGCAGAGGTTGCTACTGTGTATGGCAAGTTTTCGGCTAAGGAGCTGGAAAACATGACGCACGCGGAATCACCGTGGAAAGACGCTCGCGGCGATCTTCCTGATGAAGCGCCGTCTAAGAAAGTGATCTCCAAGGAAAGCATGGCCGCTTACTACACTGGGTTGATCACCAATGAGCAAGGGAAACAGTAGTCGGCTGGCTGATCTCGGCCATATTGCCAGCAAACAGTTGGAAAATGCCGTACACGCTACATCTCTCGAAAGGGCGGCTTTTGGTTTAGGCGAGGTTGTTGGGAAGCCCGTAGAGGATAAGGGCGAAGCGTACGTCGTTCTGAAGTACTTCGATGCTGACCACGAGTGCTTTTCTGACTGGGAAAAGGGCGAGCTCAAAGAATTTAGCGGCTTCTTGGGAAAGTTACGGCAGCAGCGCTGGGAGAGTATGTCAGACGGCATGAAGCCGAAAATAGTTGACATGAAGAAGGCTAAGGCCGGTGCGAAGGATCGCCTTAAGCGTATTCACGACGGCTTGAGTAAGGACATCCAGTTCATGGAGCTGCGAATAACTCAGCGAGCCAGAGTCCATGGATTTCGTTTGAAGAACGCTTTCTTCCTAGTGCTGTTAGATCGTGAGCACCGAATTTTCCCAGAGCGTTGAGCCCCGCCTAGATCGGGGCTTTTCTTTTAGCTACTTCCACACCGGCTCGCAGTACTTCGCCCACATCGTTGGGAACGAGCTAAAAGCTTCCGTGTCGCCATTGTCGAAGTACGCATCGGTCGTACCGATCACGTAGAACTTCCGATAACCGACGTAGCCGCCGTACGAGTTCTTCGCGTTCACCTCGCCGCAATAGCCCGCGCTCTCTCGCATCGCTACGACGTGTCGGAATTTCGCGCTAGATGGGTCTTTTAGCGCTTCCGCGGCGGCCTTTGTTGCCTTGCTCATGCCGGACGCTGCAGCGTGCGACGCGTTGAGGAACAGCGCAGCGGTCGCAGCCAAGAAGATCGCACGGACGTCCATCAGAACTCCCTAAGGGTCCATGCAGCCAAAGCTCGCCCGCCAATCTCAATATCGTCCAGAGGCGCGTCGATCGCCGGATAGTCAGGGTTCTTACTCAGGATTCGCAGCATGCCCCGGCCTACAAACTGGAGCCGCTTCACGAGCACGCGGCCTTCCCAGCGGAAACAGTACGCCGAATCCTGATCGAAGGTCTTTATACGCGTGTCGAGGAAGATCAGGTCGCCGTCGTTGTACTGGCCTTTCATGCTATCGCCGCGACCAGTGATCACTCGAATCACGTCGGGCGGGATACCTGGCAGCTTCCTCTCGACCCACTCGCGGGACACCCGAAGGCTCTCGACCACCTCCGGATAGTCAGCAATGTAGTCACCTTTCCCCATGCCCGCGAATCCCTCCAGAAGTGGGAAACGAACATAGCTGCCGCCAGTCTCAAATCTCGCAACTGCGTGAGAATGATCGCCAGGTGCGCTGCCCGCGGGCGCGGCCTGCGCAACTTCGTTGCGGGCATCTAGGTAGCCGTCAGGCATTCCCGCCTGGAACTCGAGCTTCCGTGCCTTCTTCTCGCCGAAGGATTTCTTCCCGCTCAAGAGTCCCGACATCTCGCCCTGATTGGGCGGCTTCCCGGTGCGAGCTGCGATGTCTTCCAGAAAGGCGCTTTGGACACCCCCGAAGCGCTCGTCGATCCACAGCTGTAGCTGCTGGCGGCGGGTGGTCACACTAGTGGGCTCTGGCGTCATACCGCGATTTTCCATTACCCATAGGTAAAGTACCAAACGGTATTGACTTGCGATTACCAAATGGTAATCTACGCGCATGGAAACTCTGCGCACCTACCTCGCGACTCTCGCCCCGATCGACCAGGCCGCCTACGCGAAGCGGTGCGGAACGTCCATCGGCTACCTCCGGAAGGCTCTCAGCACCAGGCCTCGGCTTGACGGCGCGCTTGTCCGCCGACTCGACGAGGAGAGCGGTGGCGCAGTGAGCCGTTACGACCTGCGGCCCGATGTCTTCGGCGCCGCCCCCGCGAGGCAGCGGAAGAAGGCGGCCTGACGTGGACATTGTCTTTGCTTGCCTCGCGCTGGGTCTCTCGCTGAGCAATCTCACATGGCTCTGGCGTCTGCAAAAGCGGCAGTCCACCCATGTCGACGTCCTCCGTACGCTGATCCGTGCCACGGAATCCGCGATTCCCAACGCGATGAAGCACTTTGGCCCGAAGTTCGAGCAACGCGACCGCGACTGACCGCTCACTGCCATGTGAAAGCTGATTTCCATGGTGCGAACGATACCGGCGGTTACCCGCTAAATCTTCATGAACACGAGATTCCCCGTCATGCATATCCTCGACGCCGCATTGCAGACCGTTTCTGATTACCCCGGTGGCGCCGCGTCGCTCGCGCCGCGCGTTGGGCTGACGGCTGGCATCCTGAGCAACAAGGTCAACCCGAACTGCTCGACCAACCACCTCAGCCTCGTGGAAGCAAACCGGCTGATGTCGGTGACTGGCGACCACTCCATCCTCCAGGCGCTCGCCGTCGAGCACGGCTACGCGCTGATCAAGACGGACAATCCGGACGAAGGGGAGGGCGTCCTGCACGGCATGCTCGACCTGGGCGTTGCCGAAGGCGAGTTCTCGCGCGAACTGCATGACGCGCTGGCAGACGGTCGAATCACGATTAACGAGATGGCGGCGCTCGGCAAAGCTGCGTTGGCTTACCAGGGCACGCTGATCGTCTTGCTGCGGCGGCTGCGTCAGGAGCATGCGCGCCAAGCCGGAACCGCGGTAGGGGGCTGACGTGGAGCAGACCATACGCCAAGAGTCGTTCTGGGACCGACCGATGCGAGTCATCGACACGCCGGCGGCGCGCGCAACTGACCCGGAGACATCCCACATCGCGGCCGAGCAACACACCGCCAGCGGCCAGCGCGGGTCCAACGTGGCCGCGGTTATCGACCTCGTGCGTGCGTCACCAGGGCGCACCAGCGCCGAGTTGGCTCGACACACCCGCCTCACGCGCCACGAAGTCGCCCGCCGCCTTCCCGAGGCCGAGACTGCCGGCGCCGTCTACAAGGGCGCGAAGCGCCGCTGTGACGTCAACGGCTCCCTCGCCATGACGTGGTGGCCCGCCGCGTGAACTACTACGAGCGCCACCTCGGCGATTACGCCCGCGACACCGCTCACCTGAGCATGGTGGAGCATGGCGCGTACACGCTCCTCCTCGACCGGTACTACGCTACGGAGCGGGGTATCCCTGCGGAGCAGGTTCATCGCCTGGCGCGGGCACGCACTGCGGACGAGCGCGCGGCTGTCGACGTGGTGCTGGACGAGTTCTTCGAACTGGTCGAGGGGCTGTGGGTGCACGGGCGTGTAGAGGCTGAGATCGAGAAGGCCGCTGTGCGGATCAGTTCCGCTCGTGAGAACGGCCGAAAGGGTGGTCGTCCACGAAAGGAAGAAACCCAACAGAAACCCAATGGGTTTTCTGTGGGTTCTGAAAATGAAACCCAGCACGAACCCAATGAAAAGCTCACCAAGCTCCATACACCACCTACCAGTAAAAGCGAGAGAGAGATGCCCGCGAGCACGCCAGCCGGCGATGCGGGTAGGGCGCTCCGCTCCGCAGGATGCTCGACGCTCAACCTGACGAACCCTGACTTCCTGGCCGCCCTCGACGAGGGGGTGACGCCTGACGAGTTCGGTGCTGCTGCCAACGAGGCAGGTGATCGGGGGATCAGCCCCGGTGCCCGTTTCACCTACGCCGTGAAGGTGGCCAGGTCGAACCACGCGAAGGTTGCCTCGGTGGTGACGCTGCCGGCGGCACGCGCCGGCCCCAGTCCAGGCCAACCGCCGCAATCCCGAACCCAACTCGCCTCGCAAAACCTATGGGCCGCCGCCGATGCCATCGCACAACGTTCCGCCGAACTGGATAGTCCACGAGATCACCATGGGCCTGGACAAGCTGCTGTCCCTCAGCTTGGAAGGGCAGCCGGCTCACGACACGACGGGTAAGACCGTCACGGTGTGGATCGAGGTGATCTGCGACCGCCGCGAGTTCGACGAGGCGAAGGACCGGCCGCGCTTCCGCGCTGCTTTCCGCACGCTGATGTCGCGCGAGTCGCGCTGGCCTACGCCAGCGAAGTTTCTCGACGCGTTGCCCAGCAACGTGGTGCCGTTCCAGAAGCTGCCGAAGCTGGAGAGCGAGAAGCGACGGCAGACCGGCCTCACCGCGCTCAAGGACATCGCCAAGCGTTGCAATTTCGCGATGCCCGGTGACGACAACCCCGAGCCGCCGAGGGCCGCCTGATGAACACCATGCATGCTCAAGTCGTGAGCCGCTTCCGCGCGGGTGAGCCCGCCGCAGCCATCGCCCAGGGCGTAGGCATCGCGCGCAACACCGTCTACCGCATCCTGCGGCGGAACGATGCCCCGGCTGCCTCGGCCAAGAGGCGCCACAAGTTCGAGAGCCGCCCTGATGGCGAGTACGTGGAGTGCAGGGGCTGCGTGCGCCTCGGCTACGGCGAGGACTCGTGGCATCCGGCCACTCGCGAGTTCTGGCGCGAGATCGACGGGGTCGTGAACTTCGCCCGGTGCAAGGCCTGCCTAAGCGAGTCGATCGAGCGCAAGCACGGCGTCGTGCCGGGAAGGATGACTGCATGAGCCAGAAGTACACCCTCAACGCGAACGGTCCGGAGCGCGGCGCGGTGCTGGCCAACTTGCATGCCTTCGTCGACCGGCTGCCGGTGTCGAAGTCCTGGCGCATCGAGATCAAGGAAGCACGGAAGGACCGCACCTGCCCGCAGAACGCGGCGCTCTGGGGTGTGGCCTACCCGAAGCTCACTGAGGTTACCGGCTACACCGCCGAGGAGCTGCACCACGAGTTCTGTGGCAGGTACTTTGGCTGGGAGGTGGTGGACATCTTCGGCGAGCGCCGACGTCGCCCCCGCCGCACGACCACCTCCAACGAACAGGGCGAGCGCGACGTCCTGGGAACGGTCGAGTTCGCGGCGTTCTACGACATGGTGCAGCAGATCGGCGCCGAAGCCGGTGTCGACGTGCCGTCGCCGGACCCGTTTCACGGAGATCAGCGGTGGGCGGCGTGACCCGCTCTAAGGGCCTCGTGCGGAAGACGCCGATGCCTCGCGGCAAGGCGCTCGGCCGCGTGCCGCAGATGGGCCGTGCGGACGGCGCGAAGGCTGCGCTGGACGTGATGGCGCGACCGAAGCGCAAGGCACCCATGCGCGCGTCTCGCCCCGCGATGACGCCGCTGCGCAAGTCCGCCCAAGACGAGGGCTGCACCATCCAGAAGGCCGGGGTCTGTCTGTACGACCCGAAGACGGTCGTGCTTGCCCACCTTCGCTGGCTCGGCGACTGCGGCGGCTCGCTGAAGCCCATGGACTTGCAAGCCGTCTACGCGTGCAGCGAGTGCAACCGTTGGACCGACTCGCCGAGCGTTTCCGAAACCCATGACCGTGCTGCCTACGAGGCAGAGCGCAACTTCTACTGCCTGCGGGCTCTCGTGCGCACGTGGATACGCATGATCGCCAAGGGGCTTATCACCGTGAAGGGTATTTCCGCATGACTCATGCAGAGCTTGTAGCGCGCGCTGCACGGTGGCTACGCAGCACCGCAGGATGTGGCGTCGTCATGACGGAGATGGCCACCGTCTGCACCAGTGGTGAGAGGCCGGATGCCATTGGCTGGCGGTCGTCGCATTCGATCCTGATCGAGTGCAAGACAAGCCGTGCCGACTTCCGCGTTGACGCTTCGAAGCCCTTTCGTCGTGATGCTACCCGGGGTATGGGATCGCTCCGGTTCTTTATGGCCCCGGTGGGAATCATCCGGGCCACGGAGCTTCCCGCGGGTTGGGGCTTGCTCGAAGTGGGCGAGCGCGTGACGCTCGTTGCCGGCGGCAACCCGAAGCAGTGGCCGGAGAAGTGGGGCGACTACTACCACCGCCAGCGCGCCCAGGACTGCGAGATGGCGATGCTTCTTTCTGGGCTGAACCGGGTGCGCGTCGGCCTCGGTGAGGGGCGCTTCCGCGAGGTTCTTCACACGCGGCTCGCCGCGAAGGCGGTGGCGGCATGATCCTCGCTATCGATCCAGGCACCACCGAGTCGGGTTGGGTGCTGTTCGAAGGCGGGAAGGTCGAAGCCAGTGGCGTCGACCCGAACGACGACATCGTCCAGTGGATACGCAACGGTGGCATGCCCGGCTATGTCCCATTCCCACGGGCGCTGGCCATCGAAATGATCGCGAGCTACGGCATGCCCGTGGGTGCTGAGGTCTTCGAGACCTGTGTGTGGATCGGGCGCTTCGTGGAGTCGTGGCGCCACTTCTCCGCGCCCGCGCTGATCTACCGCAAGGACGTGAAGATGCATCTGTGCGGCACGGCGCGCGCCAAGGACGGCAACATCCGGCAGGCCCTGATCGACAAGCTCGGCGCGCCTGGCACGAAGAAAGCTCCCGGGCCGACTTACGGCGTGAAGTCTCACGCGTGGGCTGCGCTTGGCGTGGCCGTCACCGCTCTGGAACGCCCGGCATGACCGCGATCGTCACCATGACCCAAGGCGGTCGCATCCTGGCCGTGCTTGCCGATGGACCAGCCGTCACGGGCGAGGTCGCCGCGGAAGTGGGTATCTCACCACAGCATGCATCGGCTCACCTGCGCCACCTGATGCGGCTCGGCCGCGTCTCTCGCGAGCGGTTCCCGACGGGCGATCGCCGGGTCCGCTACCTGTGGTCGCTCACCGGACAAGGCAAATGAATGACCGTCTACCACCATCTGGGCAAGGCGCTGGCGATCATTCGGAGGGAGCCGGACTTCATGAAGTGGGGGCCGCTGATCGATGCCCTGACGCCGGAGGAGCAGGCGGAGTGCCGCCCGTGGCTTCGCATGCAGGCCAGGCTCGCCAAGCGGCGGCGCGAACCGGCTTCGAGGGCGTCCCCACCAGCATCCTCTCCCGCCAGTTCGAAGAAGCCCGCACCACGCTACGCGCCTCGCAGAGCCGCGCCGACCTGATCCGCCGCGAATTGACCCGGCGCAAGAAGAAAAATCGCACATGACTATCCAGGGGAAACCGATGCGACGCTCCACGACACTCGAATCTCGCCTCAACGAATGGGCGAAGGAATATCGCGAAGGCAAGAGGGAGCACCTCGGCGGCAGTAGCGGGTCTTGGCTGGCCTCGCTGATCCGCTGGGAGGGTAGGGCGCCGTCTGGCCTGGGCCACCAGCCCGAGCGCACCGCGGCTGACGAGGTGCATGAAGCCGTGGCAGCCCTCGAGTGCCAGCCTACCGGCTACGCCCCGGCGATGGTGCTGCGCGCGGAGTACCTGAACCCCGATCAGCCGCGCATGGAGAAGATCCGTCGCCTTCGCCGCATCGGCGTGGCGGTGGACACCACGCGTTTCAGCCAGCTGCTGCGCCTGGCGAAGATCCATGTCGCCGGATGGCTCCACATCCCGTTCAACGAGCCGCTGACCGATCACGAGCGGGTCCAGATGCTGGAAGCGATCGTAGAGCTTGATTGATCAACTTTTCTGTGGAAAATGGGCAACGTCACATCACGTCGACCTGAAAAGCCCTGGCCCCCGCCGGGGCTTTTTCGTTCTAAGGCAGCAGCCACGAGCAGCGCCTGAACCTTTTCCCCGGGGCCGCCGGCGCTTCGGCGCGGGCCCAACCTTTGGAGCTCCAGATGGACGCCAAGACATTCGCGCTGGCGACTGGAGTCTCTTCGGACGTTGCCGCCGTATGGGCAGCGCCCGTGAGCGTGGCCATGGCGCAGTTCGGGATTGATACCCCCGCGCGCCAGGCCGCCTTCCTCGCGCAGATCACCCACGAGTGCGCCGGGTTTACCTGGCTGCGTGAGTCGCTGAACTATTCCGTGGCGGGCCTGCGCAAGACGTTCGGTGACCGGATAAGTTCGAGCGATGCCGCTCGGCTGGGCCGTAAAGAGGGCGAGCCGGCCCTTTCGCAGGCACGCCAGATGGCAATCGCCAACCTGGTCTACGGCGGACGCTTCGGCAACAACAAGGCCAATGACGGCTGGACCTATCGCGGGGGCGGGTGCAAGCAGCTCACGTTCCTGTCGAACTGGGCGGCCTTCCGCGATGCCACGGGTATCGACATCGTCACGAAGCCGGATCTGATCACGACGCCACCGGTGGCCGCGCTCACGGCTGGATATTTCTGGCGCGCGAACAACTGCAACCACTACGCGGATGACGGTGACTTCGACGGACTGACGCGCAGGATCAACGGCGGACTGAATGGTCTGGCTGAGCGCAAGGCCCTATGGGTCACGGCAAAGAAAGCTCTGGGGGTGCGATGAGCGAGATTCCCTCGACCCCGCCGTCGCTCAACTGGATTCAGCTTATCGCCGTGGCCGCCTTCGCGGCCGTCGGCGGTGCGATCGGCTCGATCCTGCGTGCCATGGACGCTGCGCAGCCGCTTTCCTTCACCAGGGCCTTTGTCGAGTTCATCGCCGCTGGCTTCGTAGGTGCCCTGAGCGGTTTGCTTTGCACCGCCTGGGGCCTGTCCATCGTGTGGACGACCTTCATCGCCGGCACCTTCGGCATGCTCGGCGCCCGCGCCACCATCCAGGTCATGCAGCGCTTCGTCTGGACGAAGCTCGGCCTCAACCGGAGTGAAGAAGATGGCAAGCCTACTGAGTAGTGGCTGGTCCGTCGTGACCAGCAAGGCACGTCTGATCATCGAATACGTGCTGATCCTCGTGGTCATCGTCATGGGCGTGTACTGCACGGTTTCCTACTTCCGAACGAAGTCGCTCACCGCCTCGACCTTGGACCTCAGCAACAAGCTGGGTTCGGTCAGCACCACCCTCGATCAGCAGGTCAGCGCTAACGCGGATCAGGACAAGGCCATTTCCGACCTGCGGCGGCTGCGCGAGCTGGACAGCAAAGCGCTGGGCGGCTTGAGCGACGAGCTGGCCAAGGCAGACACCAAGGGTGACACGCTGCGGCAGAAAGTCCGCCAGCTGGAGAAAACGAATGCGGATGCGAAAGCCCTACTGGACACTGCCGTGCCTCCTGCTCTTGGCTGCGTGCTCGATGGCACCCCGTGCACCGGCACCGGTGGTGACAAGCCGAACGGTCGTGCAGCAGGCCCGCCCCGCTGACGAGCTGCTGAAGCTCTGCGAGGCGCCCGCGCTGGTGCCTACACGCAACGTCCGGGACATCACGGACAACAGCACGGCCAAGGGCGTCGCCTTCGAGAAGTGCGCCGCCCGGTTCCGCTGCCTGGTGTGGTGGATCACCACCGCCAACCACGAAACCGCGCCGGCGGAATGCCGTAGCGACACACCCGCCACACCCGAAGCGAAGAGAGGCACCCATGGATAACCAGCACCGCCAGATCAAGGGCTACCGCGAACTGGACCAGGCCGAAATCGACCTGATGAACGACATCAAGGCCAAGGGCGCCGAACTGGGCGAGCTGGTCGACAAGCTCCAGGCTCGCGACAGCACCGACAAGCGCTGGGTGGCTATCGGACGCAACGACCTGCAAACCGGCCTGATGGCGCTCACCCGCGCCGTCGCCAAGCCAACCTCGTTCTGACATAGCCATGGCTTTGGACAGTATCGAGATTCGGCACAGGCTCGAAGATCACGGGGCGGACCGTTTGGGCGTTGTGCCCGTCGATGCTGACGGCCAGCCCGCCGGCCCGGTGAAGTGGCGCTTCCAGCTGGGCGTGCTGCTCGAAGACGGCGAAGGCTTCCCCTGAGCCCACCCATTCCGAAACCCCGCCGGCAGTGCCGGAAGGATCACCCGTGAACCTGACCCATCATCGACAGAACTATCGGTGCGTCGTCGCGCGGCTCAGCGAAAGCGAGATACTCGACATCCTGACCCGGGCCGTCGCCGACGAGGCCGGCATCGACCTCAACGACCCCGCGGTCGAGGTACGCATTCGCGAGATCGCGCGCGCGCTTCCCAGCGAATCGCCCGGCTTCCAGGCGACGATCGACATCAACGTCGATATGAGCGATCCGCCGAGCAGCCCGGCTGCTTCCGAAGCAGGCGCCTCCGCCACCCTCGATTACCTGGCCGGCGCCATCTGCAAGCCCATCCTGTCCGACGAGCTGATCACCGGCTTCAAGATTGGCGGCCAACCGGTTGGCCCCTTCAAGATTGAAAACGGCGAGGTCTACAGCAACTGGAAGGTCGCGAGCGATGGTCATGCCTACATGGGTGGCATCTCGCTGGGTGTGAATGGTGCCGCCTTGCTGAACGTCTGCACGTATGTCGACCACGAGAGGATGCCGCATACCATGCGCTCGGTGGCGACGCTCGAGGATGGCCGGCCGCAGTGGGAGATATCCAAGGACGGCACGGCGCGCTTCGGTAAGACCACGCACCTGCCTGATGGGACCATTCGCCACGAAGGCGAGTACGGGTTCACCATCGGGGCCCTGTGATGTGCAGCCTGCCGCCCTATCTGCAGGCGCTCGTCACCTGTGGCGCGCACGCTGGTGGCGTCGTCGATGCGTCCAAGTTCACGACCGGCCAGGTGTTGCCCGGATGCTCGGACCGCAAGCTGGTGGACGGCACCACGCTGTGGACGATGACGAAAAGTGGAATCCGTTACCACGCCGCCGTCGCCAACGCGACCTATCGGCCCGACCTTGCCGAGGGCGTATGACCCAGCTGCGCGTCTTCCTCATTGTCAGCAGCCTGAGCACCGACCGCGAAGGCGAGGTCATCCACTACCAGATAGGCGGACCGGGTTGGCGCTTCCGCGGCAATCACGTCAAGCGGCTGACCGACGAGCCCTACCGGGTTGAGGTCGGTCATGTGCCCGAATTCTGGAAGCCCGAATTGCAGACGCCTGACGCCCGACTCGCGCTGGTGCTCGAGCCGATCGATTCGTAGTCCATACCGAGGGGAACGATGAAGCGTCCACATCCGCCGATGCCCATGGGCCAGTTCGTCGATGGCGCCGGGTGGGCCGACAGCTTCGTTCCTGCCCCGGAGGTGCACGAGTGGGCGGTGGCCACCTTCATCGACGAGGGTGGCTTCCTTGCCAATGACGACCACGAGCACCTGCGGGACGCTTCCTTCTCGTTCCTCTGGGCAGCGTCCGGCTTCGAGAAGCGCGGGCGCTACGTGCTGGGCCAGTGCGAGGAAGTCATCTTCCGCTCCGGTGCCTGGCAGAAGGGGAGGCAGGAACAGCAGATGGTTCGCTGGTACGGCCACGTACCCGACTTCCTGATCACCCTGGCCGCTGACTACAGCGCCACGTGTTCGGACGCTGAGTTCTGCGCCCTGGTGGAGCACGAGCTGTACCACATCGGTCACGCCCGGGACGAGTTCGGGGCGCCCAAGTTCACGAAAGAGGGTCACCCCAAGCTGAGCCTCCGCGGTCACGACGTGGAAGAGTTCGTAGGGGTGGTCCGTAGGTACGGTGCCAGCGAGGGCGTTACCGCCCTGGTGAAGGCAGCCAACAAGCCGCCCGAAGTGGCGAAGATCAACATTGCGAGGGCCTGCGGCACCTGTCTGCTGAAGTCTGCCTGACCCCACGACAGACCCGTGACGGAGTCCACATATGGCCAAACTGACGAGCGAGGTCCAAGGATTCATCGTTCAGGCGCTCGCCTGCTTCGACACGCCCTCCCAGGTGGCGGCGGCGGTCAAGGAGGAGTTCGGGATCGAGATCAGCCGCCAAAGGTGCGAGGCGCACGACCCGACGAAGCGGGCAGGCCGTGACCTATCCAAGCGGCTTCGGACGCTGTTCGAGGACACGCGGAAGCGATTCCGGGAGGAAACCGCCGATATCCCCATCGCGAACCGCGCTTATCGTCTACGGGCTCTGGGACGCCTTGCCGAGCGTGCGGAGGTCATGCGCAACCTTTCGCTCACCGCGCAGCTGCTGGAGCAGGCCGCGAAGGAAGTCGGCGACGTCTACGTGAACCGCCAGACGAAGATGGACGCCGATCAGCCTGACCTTCCGCCCAACCGGGTCGAAGTGACTGTTGTCGATGCTCGTAAGCGCGATGCCGTCTCTTAACGTCCCACAGGCTGACTTCCTCGCGCTCCCTCACAAGTTCCGCCTCTTCGTCGCCGGCTTCGGGTCCGGTAAGACCTGGGTGGGGTGCGCTGGCCTGTCCAAGCACTTTTGGGAGTTCCCCAGGATCAATACGGGGTACTTCGCGCCGACCTACCCGATGATCCGTGACATCTTCTTCCCGACGATGGACGAGGTCGCGTTCGATTGGGGTCTGCGCACGGTGGCCCGTGAGGCGAACAAGGAGGTACACGTTTACTCCGGCCGGCAGTACCGCGGAACGGTCATCTGCCGGTCGATGGAAAAGCCCGAAACGATTGTGGGTTTCAAGATCGGTCGCGCGCTGGTCGATGAGATGGATGTGCTAACGCTGCTCAAGGCGCAGATGTCTTGGCGCAAGATCATTGCTCGACTGCGACAGGTTGCCCCGGGTCTGCTCAATGGCGTAGACGTCACCACAACGCCAGAGGGTTTCAAGTTTGTGCACCACCAGTGGGTCGAGATGGTCCGGGACCATCCCGAGCTGGCTGCCCTGTACGGCATGGTCCAGGCCAGCACGTACGACAACGAGGCGAACCTGCCGGACGACTACATCGACTCGCTGAGGGCCACGTACCCGAAGAACCTGATCGACGCGTATCTGCAGGGCAAGTTCGTCAACCTGCAGAGCGGGACGATCTATCACCAGTACGACCGGGTCAAGAACGGGTGCACCGACACCATCCGCAAGGGTGACGCGGGGCAGGCGGTGGAGGCCCTGCACATCGGCATGGACTTCAACGTGGGCAAGATGGCCGCTGTCGTGCATGTGAAGCGAGACGGGCTGCCACGCGCCGTGGACGAGATCATCGACGGATACGACACGCCGGACATGATCCGCCAGATCAAGGAGCGGTACTGGCGCCACGACGGCGACCAGTTCAAGAAGACATGCGAGATCCGCGTCTACCCCGATGCGTCGGGTGACTCGCGGAAGTCGGTCAACGCATCGGAAACTGATCTGGCGCTGCTGAAGGCAGCCGGGTTCGGGGTTTCGGCACCAGGCGCCAACCCGCCGGTGAAGGACCGCATCAATGCTATGAACGGCATGTTCTGCAACGACCTCGGCCAGCGCCGGTATCTGGTCAACGCAACGATGTGCCCGAAGTACGCCGGACACTTGGAGCAGCAGATCTGGGGCCCGAACGGCGAGCCGGACAAGACGTCCGGCGCTGACCACACGAACGACGCGGCCGGCTACTTCATCCACCGCACCTATCCGGTCATCAAGCCGGTTTCTCGAATCACCATGGGATTTGCCAACTGATGGCCGGAGACGTCACCACCACGCGCGGGGACTACGATGCCGCCCGCAAGCTGTGGGACATCGTGGACGACGCCACCAGCGGCGAGTGGGCCGTGAAAGCGAAGGGGGACTTCTACCTGCCGCGCCCGAACCCGACCGACCGCAGCGCGCAGAACATCGCGCGCTTCGACCAGTATCTGTTTCGTGCCGTGTACGTGAATGCCGCTGGGCGCACGGTGAGCGGCCTCGTCGGCGTCGCCTTCAGCCAGTGGCCAGAGATCGAGATGCCCGCGGCGCTCGACTTCCTCAAGGACGACGCCAGTGGGTCCGGCACCACGTTGATCCAGCAAGCCCAGATTGCGGTAGCCGGGAACCTGAAGCGCGGCCGTGGCGGGCTGCTGGTGGACTTCCCCGTGGCCGACCGGAATGTCTCCAAGGCCGACCAGGCGACGCAGCGGGTCCATGCCACGATCACGAATTACGAGGCCAAGTCGATCATCAACTGGCGCCCGGTGAAGCGGGGCGGTCGGACGATGCTTGGCCTCGTGGTACTGGCCGAGACCTACGACGTCGAGGACGAATTCGCCACCAAGACCGAGCCGCAGTATCGCGTGCTGCGCCTGGACCAGAGCTACACCATGGAGGTGTGGCGGAAGACCGAGGCGGGCGAGTGGGTCGCTACGATCACCACCCCACTGGATGGGGCCGGCAAGCCGTGGACCGAGATCCCGTTCACCTTCTACGGCGCCCAGAACAACGAGCCGGAAATCGGCCCGGTGCCCATGTACGACCTGTGCGTCATCAACCTGGCGCACTACCGCAACAGCGCGGACTACGAGGATTCGGTCTACGCGTGCGGGCAGCCGCAGGTGTGGCTCGCTGGCCTGGACGAGGCGTGGCGTGACCATCTGGAAGCGCAGGGCATCTACGTCGGCTCCCGCTCGGTGGGCATGCTGCCCGTCGGCGGCTCCGCGCAGATGCTCCAGGCCTCGCCCAACACGCTGGCGAAGGAAGCCATGGACCAGAAGGAGGCCCAGCTTGCCGCGCACGGCGCGCGCCTGGTGCAGCCCGGTTCCGCGGTGAAGACCGCCACGCAGACCGACAGCGAGGACGCCACTGCACACAGCGTGCTGTCTCTGGTCTGCGACAACGTCTCGGCGGCCTACACGAAGGCCCTAGGCTGGGTGCAGGCGTTCGAGGGCGTCACGGGCACGGTCAGCTTCGCGATCCCGACCAAGTTCGTCACGGACAAACTGGACGCGCAGACGCTGACCGCCCTGTTCGCCGGCGTGCAGCAGGGCCTCATCCCCGAAAGCGACTTCTGGGCCAAGGCACGCGAGGCCGGGTTCATCGACGCGGACAAGACGGACGAGGAGATCCGCGAGGAGATCGCGCAGCAGAACCCGGGCGGCGGTGCCGCCGATGCGTTGGACGATAGCGAGGTGGCGTGATGGCAATTTCCGCGGCCTTGGTCGACACGCTCACCCGCCATCAGGTGCTGATCCAGCGCCTGACCGCCGGCGAGGTAGCCCAGTTCTCGCCGGTTCTGCGGAAGATCGACGTCCTGATCCGCGCGAAGCTCAGCGGCGACGAGCTGACCGCCTTCGGCCGGTCGAAGCTGGAAACCCTGCTCAGCGCCACGGAGCGATCCATGGCCGTCCTGCAATCCGCCTTCGCGGCGGACCTGTCGAAGGCGGTCCTTGAGTTCGCCCAGCACGAGGCAGCGTTCTCGGCCAGGGCGCTGACGGACACCATCGGTTTCGATGCCAACGTTCCTGCGGCGAGCCAGGTGCGATCGGCCGTGCTGGCCCGCCCCCTGGGCGTGCGCGGCGCCGGCGGCGGAAAGCTGCTGGATCGCTTCGTCGCCGACTGGGGCCAGAGCGAGCGGGACGCCGTGGTGGGCAGCATCCGCCGCGGGGTGTACGAGGGAAGGACGAACGCCGATCTGGTGCGGGATATCCGCGGCACGAAGGCGCGGAACTATGCCGACGGCGTGCTCAACACGACCGCCAGGCATGCGCAGGCTGTGATCCACACGTCGGTGCAGCACGCCAGCAGCGTCGCACGCAACGAGACGTTCCAGGCGAATCAGGACGTCGTGGTCGGCCGGAGGCTGATCGCCACCCTGGACAGCAAGACGACGGTCATCTGCCGGTCCCTGGACCAGACGGTGTGGCCGCTGGACTCCGGGCCGCGGTCGCCGCTGCACATCGCATGCCGCACCACCGAGGTGCCGGAGCTGGCGGACGACCTAATGGCGCTGCGCCAGGGCGCCACGCGCCCGGCGGTGGTGGACGGCAAGGTGCAGCAGGTGCCGGCGAACGAGGCTTACTACGAGTGGCTGAAGCGTCAGCCGATGGCGTTCATCGAAACGGCCATCGGCCCCACCCGTGCACGCCTCCTCGCGAACGGCGGCCTAAGCGCCGAGCGGTTCGCTGCGCTGCAGCTCGACAGGAATTTCCAGCCGCTGACGCTGGACGAAATGAAGGCGCTGGAGCCGCTCGCGTTCCAGCGTGCGGGTGTTAGTTAGCGAGGACGAATGGACGAGCATAGGTGAGCCACGCCCCCGTCCTCGGCTACGAAGTCGCCAGAGTCGGTACGGGTGTACTGCACGCCGTTCATTTCGATAAATGCGGGTTCGCCGTCAGTCACCCACATGCGTACGACATAGGTCTGACCATCTGGGTCTGCCGCAAGGCGGGCCGTTACTGACCTGAATTCCCGCTTGTTTTCATCGCTCATGTCCGATCTCCGTTTTGGGATGCAGGACACCGTACTCGCCGGCCGGGCCGGCATCAACGCCTCTGGGAGGCACCATGCTCAAGTACCAGATCGACAGCCTTGACGGGCTGGACGAAGCCACGCGCGCGTTCTACGTGGAGAAGGACGGCAAGTTCGTCCTGGCCATCGAAGGCGCACCCCAGCCGGAAGACGTGTCCGGCCTGAAAAAGAAGGTTCAGGAACTGCTGGACGAGAAGAAGGCCGGGGACGAGCGCCGCCGGCAGGCCGACGAGGATGCCCGCAAGGCTGCCGAAGAACTGGCCCGCAAGGGCGGCGATGTCGAAGCCCTCGACCGCAGCTGGACCGAGAAGCACACGAAGGCCATCGGCGAGAAGGACAGCGAGCTGGGCACGCTGCGCAAGCAAGTCCGTGACCTCACCGTCGGCCGCGCGGCGATCGAACTGGCCGCTGGCCTGGCCGTCAGCGGCAGCGAGCGGATTCTCTCCCGCTTCGTCGAGGAACGCCTCGACATGGAAACCCGCGACGGCCGCCCGACGGTGGTCGTGCGCGACAAGGATGGTCGTCCCTCGGCGCTGAGCCTGGACGATCTAAAAAACGAATTCTCCAACGATCCGGCCTTCGCGCCGCTGATCGCAGGGACTCGGGCATCCGGCGGCGGGGCCGGCGGTGCCAAGGGCGGCGGGGCCGCAAAAACGAAGCTGTCCGACTACACCGAGGCCGAACGCATCGCGCTCGCCAAGGATGACCCCACCACCTTCAACCGTCTGGTTGAGGAAGCCAAGCAAAGGTAACCCCCATGGCAATCACCACCATTGGTGACATCGTCACCGGCAACATCCCTGTCCTCGCGTCCTACCAGACGCAGGAGCCGGTCGAGAAGACCGCGTTCTTCCAGTCCGGCGTGCTCGCCTCCACCGACCAGATGGGCGAGATTGCGAACGGCCCGTCGAACATCGGTAACGTGCCGTTCTGGAAGCCGATCGACGCCAGCGTCGAGCCGAACTACTCGAACGACGTGTACGAGGACGTCGCCGTGCCGCGCAAGATCGACACCGGCGAAATGACCGCGCGCGTCGCCTACCTCAACGAAGGCTTCGGCCAGGCGGACCTCACGGTCGAGCTGACCACGAAGAACCCGCTGGAGTCCGTGGCCGCACGCCTGGACAACTTCTGGCAGCGCCAGGCGCAGCGCCGCCTGATCGCGACGGCCGTCGGCATCTACAACGACAACGTCGGCGCGACCGATGCGTACCACACCCAGAACGACATGGTCGTGACCGCCGCCGGCGGCTGGGATGCGGGTGCCTACATCGATGCCACCGCCACCATGGGCGACGCCCTGAATGGCCTGGGCACGGCGGCGATGCACACGTTCACCTACAACCAGCTGCGCAAGCAGAACCTGATCGACTTCGTGCCGGACAGCGAGCAGAAGACGGTGATCCCGTTCTACCAGGGCGCGCGCGTGGTGTTCGAGGACGGCATGCCGGTGTTCGGTACGGGAGCCAATCGCCAGTTCCTGACGATCATCTTCGGTGCCGGCGCCATCGGCTACGGCAACGGTACGCCGCACACGCCGCTGGAGTACGAGCGCGTCGCAGCCCGTGCCAATGGCGGCGGTGTCGAAACGCTGTGGACGCGCAAGACCTGGCTCCTGCACCCGTTCGGCTACACCTTCACCAGCGCGGTCGTGACCGGCAACCAGACCGAGACCACGCCCCGCTCGGCCAGCTGGTCCGATCTGGCGAACGCCACGAACTGGAACCGCATCATGGACCGGAAGCAGGTGCCGCTGGCGTTCCTCTTGACTGGCACCGGCCAGTAATCCACCCGCTGGCGCCAGTCCATCGGCGCCGGCACTACCGAGGATTCCAACATGGCCAAGGGCCTCCCGCGCTCCCTGAAGAGCGCGAAACCCGCGGTGCCCGTTGCGGCTACCGCGACGACCATCGGCGGGGTGAAGAAGGCCGCCACGGTTGCCCCGGCGACCGACGCGGCATCCGCGATCACGCAGGTCAACGCGCCGATCACCTCCCTCAAGAACGCCGGCACGCTGGCGTAAAGGAACTGACATGGCGAACGATCACGGCAATGCCGACAACTACACCCGTCCGCAGGACAAGGCCCGCTGGGGCTTCGGCGGCACGGCGGAGAAGATCGAGCTGGCCCAGAACACGGTCGGCGAGACCCCCGAGCAGGGCGTGCCCGGCGAAGGCAAGCCGAAGACCAAGCCCAAGGCGGCGCGCGATAACGGCGGCGGTGCGGGTTCCGACGCCGGCGCGGGCGCGGGCGCGGGTGGCGACGGCGGGGTCAGGCAGCCGCGCGGCCCCGGTGTGAAGGAGCTGAAGAAGCAGCTCGACGCGAAGGGCATCGAGTATGCTGCGGACGCTTCGAAGGAAGACCTCCAGGCCCTGCTGGCAGACCAGGCGTAACCCATGCTCATCATTGAAGACGGCACCGGAAAGCCCGACGCGGAGTCCTACGCGACTGCCGAGGATCTGGCCGCGTATGCGCTGAAGCGTGGGGCGGCGGTGCCGGCCGATGAAGCCGGTCGCGAGGTTCTCCTCGTCAAGGCGATGGACAAGCTGGGCGAATACGATGCGCGGTGGCTGGGCTGCCGCGCATCCAGCACCCAGGCCCTGGCCTGGCCGCGCCGGGACGTGTGGCTCAACGGCTGCCGATTCCCGCTCAACTCGGTCCCACGCGAGCTGCAGTACGCGCAGCTCGCGTTCGCGATCGAGGCCCAGACCAACGACCTGCAGAAAACGGTCACGCCGCAGGACACCGGCCCGGTGGTTGAAAAGACCGTGGACGGCGCGGTGACCGTAAAGTACGCCAACCCGGGCAAGGTGCTGCCGGTGAGCGCCTTCGCAAAGGCTGAAACCCTCGTAGCCGTGCTGCTGAGGCGCGGCGGCCTCTTCGCCATACGGGCATAGCCATGGATTTCTACGACGAGATGGCGGCTACGGTAACGGAGCTGCTGGACGAGTTCGGCCGTCCGATGGTCCTGCGCCGAAAGGGGGAGGGGTCGTATGACCCCGCAACGGGCCAAACCACGGGAAGCGGCCCGCTGGAACTGGACACCATCGGCCTGTTCCGCACGATCACGGCCGAGTACGCCATGGCCAATCAGGTGCTGTCTGGCGACCGCATGGTAATCCTCGGACCCGCCCAGGAGCCGATGGCGACTGACCGGCTGCTGGCGGGCACGGCGGTCCTTACGATCGTGAAGATCGAGACCGTCAAGCCTGCGGACACCGCGCTGGCCTACCGCCTGCAGGTGCGCGGCTGATGCCCGGCTTCCGTGAAAGCATCGCCGCCTTCACGAAGCTGGCGAACGACAACATCGACCGCGATGTGCGGGGAATTACCCTCGCGCTCTTCTCGGACGTCATCCTGTCGTCGCCAGTCGGCAACGCGGAACTGTGGGCCGTGAATCGATCCGCGGCGTACTACAACGCCGAGGTGCAGAAGCACAACGCGGCGCTTCGGGACGACCCTGCGAATCTCACGAAGGCGGGGAGGCTAAAGCCAGGCCGCAAGCTCAAGGACGGCATCGACATGGTCTCTCCCGTCGGCTACGTCGGGGGCCGCTTCCGTGGGAACTGGCAGACCAGCATTTCCAAGCCGGCCACGGGCCAGATGGACCGCGTTGACCCCAGCGGGTCGTCGTCACTGCAGGACGTGAACGTGAACATGGGTGGGGCAGGGAGCATCACCTACCTGACCAACAACCTGCCGTATGCGCAGGTGCTCGAGTACGAGGGGCACAGCTCGCAGGCGCCGGCGGGCATGGTGCGCGTCGCGATGGCTCGAATCACGCAGAACATTCCCACGATCAGCCGGCGGTAGGCATGTCCGAATTCAAGATCAATGCTGCGCTCGTGAGGGCGTGGCAAGGGGCGGGTATTGCCTATCCGACGGCATACGAGGGTAAGGCGTTCACCCCTCCAGACGACGCACCGTGGGTGGCGCTTTATGGGCTACCCGCGGGCGCTGCTCCCGCAGGGATCGGTATCCATGCGCCCATCGAGCGGGTGGGAATCCTGCAGATCGACATCAATCACCCGCTCGACGCTGGCGCGCCGGCGATGCTGATGGACGCCGACGTGGTGTCCACCCAGTTCGACCCGGGCTCCTCGTTCGAGTTCGAAGGCACGACCGTCCACATCGAGCGCTGCTCGCGCTCCTCCATTCGCCGGTCGGAAGGCTGGCTCACCTTGTCGCTGTCCATTCGTTGGCGCAGCTGGCAGCACCGCGTCACCCAGTAACCGGAGAAACACCCTATGACCGCTGGCATCGCCGCATCGGGCGCTCGCGTCGCCTACTACTACGTCCTCGAAGCCGCCGACGGCACCATCGCGGCCAATCCCCAGTTCAAGCCGATCCGCCTGACGCAGAACGGCGTGCAGGAGCAGAGCAGCGAGATCCAGTCGAACGAGATTTCGGCCGATCGCCACCGCAAGGCCGCGCGCCGCGGTGCCACGTCCCTGAGCGGCGACATCGTCGGCGAGCTTTCCTACGGAACCTTCGACGACCTGCTGCAGGCGGCCTTCTGCGGCACCTGGGCGGGCGATGTGCTCAAGACGGGCACGGTGCGCCGCAGCTTCGCCATCCTGAAGCGCAACCTCGATATCGGCATCGACACGATCTACCGCGGCGTGCAGATCAACCAGCTGAAGTTCGCCTGCCCGCTGCAGGAGAAGATCACGGTCACGTTCTCCGTCGTCGGCAAGGCCGAAGAGGACTACGTGGTGCCGAACGGCGCGACGTTCGCACAGCCGACCACGACCGACTACATGACCACGTTCGAGGGCTCGCTCGACCTCGACGACGCCGAGTTCAACGCGGCGACCGATCTGAACATCAACCTCGGCAACAACATCGAGGCGAAGTACAGCCTGTTCAATCGGCCGGCCTACGGCATGAAGATCGGCATGATCGACGTCACCGGTGACCTCTCTGCCTACATCGAGGACGCGGTGCTGAAGAACAAGTACCGCAACGAGGTCGACACCGAGATGCAGGTGACGGTGACGGACAAGGCGGTGAACGGAAACGCCTACCGCCTCACGCTGCCGCGGGAGCGCTTCACCTCCGCCCAGGACAGCTACAACGGCGACGATCTGGGCGTGCAGCAGCTGAACTTCCGCGCGCTCTACGACGCAACGACCACCACCGAGCTGATGCTTGAGCGCGTGCCCTACGTGGCGCCGGTCGTTCCCTAAGCCCACTCGGCGCGCATTGCGCGCCTACCTCTCCGTGCTTCGAAGGATTCCCCTGTGACCGATAAGACCCAGACCCCCGCCGCGTTCGAGATGTCCGACTTCGCCACCCGCAAGGTGACCAACGTCGGCGTGACGCTGCAGATCGCGCTGCCCAATGGCACGCCCACCTCGCGCTACCTCGTGGTGAGGAACTACCGCTGCGACGCTTACCGCGCGAAGCTGGCCGAGATCCGCGACCGCATCGCCGAGAACGGCAAGCCGGACGAGGCGCAGCGCGAGGCTGATCGCCTGGCCCTGATCGCAAGCCTCGTGGTCAGCTGGAACTTCGATATGGAGTGCACGCCGGCGAACGTGACCACGTTCCTCAGCGAGGCCCAGCTCGTCGCCGAGCAGGTCGACCGCTTCGCCATGGACGACGAGCGTTTTTTCGGCAAAGGCTTGGCGCCTTCTACCGGTGGGTCCAAGGCGAACTGAAGCTGGACCGGGTGCGCGGTAAGCGCACCGTCCGGCAGCACCTGCTGGCGCACTGGAAGTCGTCCGGCAGGAAGCCGAAGGCGCTGACCGATCACGGGGAGTGTCCGGCCGGGTTCGAGGACTTGATGGAGACCTTCCAGCGCCTCTCTCGGCAGCGGCCGCGGAGCATGGGCGCCGAGCCCATCACCCACACCCAAATCGCCGCCTTCCAGCAGTTGGAGGGCGTCTCGCTGCGCCCCTGGCAGGTGCAGGCCATCGAACAGCTGGACGCCTTCTGGCGGGCCGAGCAGCAATGAGGACGTCATGTGACGGATGAAACCGCCCGCCTCGTCGTAGCGGTCGACAGCACGTCTGCCGGTAAGGCGACGGATGTGCTGGATGCCATGACCAACTCCGCCGGTAACGCGGAGGACATGGTAGCGGCGCTTTCGAAGGCCTTCGGCCCGGTCGCGGCCGAGATTGCGAAGCTGACCTCAGCGATCGATCGCCAGGTCAGTTCCTACGAGAACCTGGCAACGGTCGGCCAGCAGGTGGCCGCAGCAAACGATCTGGCGGCCAAGGCGAACGAGCAAGCGGCGAAGGCAACCAATGATCAGGCCAAGGCCACCGAGGCCCTTGGGGAAACGGCGGAGCAGGCTCGTGACCGTATCCGCGCCATGGTGGACGCTTCCATGGATCAGGTCCGCGCCGACGCCGCTGCGGCTCAGGCTACCCAGAAGCGTGGCGAGGCGTCGCGGTCGGCGGTCACCGACATCAATGCGCAGGTGGCGGCCAACCGCCGTGCGCAGGAAGCCGCGGAGGCCTACCGCCAGCGGTCCGCTGCCTCGGCGGACGCGGCACGCGCGGGCGCTGGTGGCACGGATGCTCAGCGTGTCGCCTTCGAAAAGCTGCTGAAGCAGATCGATCCGACCATTGCGGCGCTGGAGCGTCTGGACCAGCAGGAGGAGCAGCTTCGGAAAGCGAAGTCGGCGGGGTTGATCGGCGGCGACGATTTCGAGCGTTTCGCCAGCACCATCCAGCAGCGCCGCAAGGACATCGGCGATGCCGGCGAGTCGCTGCACGGCTTCTCACTCAACTCGGCGGCCGCGCGCCGCGAGTTTGGAACGCTGATTGGCGAGCTTGCCCGGGGTGACATCGGGAATTTCCAAAGCTCGCTTCTGACGATGGCCAACAACACCGGGCTGCTGGCTGCGCTGCTGTCGCCTGCGGCGCTCGGTGTCGGGGCGTTGGCGGGCTCCATCGGCGTGCTGGTCGTGGCCGCGGCCGCCGGTTACACCGAGCAGCAGGCGATCACGCGCGCCATCATCGCGACCGGCGACGCCGCGGGTGTCACGGCATCCCAGGTGAACGGCATGGCCGCCAACATTGGGGCCACCACGGGTCAGTACGGCCGCGCCCGTGACGCCCTCCAAGGGCTGATCGAGTCCGGCAAGGTGAGCGGCGACACGCTTCAGCAGGCTGGCCAGCTTGCCGTCGACATGGCGGAGGTAACTGGGAAGAGCTTGCAGGAGGCCGTGGCCTCGGTGGTCGCGCTGCGCGATGACCCCGTCCGTGCCATTCGTGAACTGGACGATCAGTACCATGTGCTGACCGCTACGCAGTACGAGCACATCAAGCAGCTCGCGGAAGAGGGGCGGGCCGAGGAAGCCGCGACGGCTGCCCAGGATGCCGCATCGCAGGCGCTGGAGGATCGGCGGAAGCGGGTTGTCGAAAATCTCGGCTTCATCGAGAGGAAGTGGCGCGACGTTCGGGATGCTGCCAGCGAGGGCTGGGATGCGATCAAGGGCATCGGCCGGTCCAATAGCACGGCCGACGACCTTGCCGACGTAAACGCGAAGCTGCAGGGGGAAAAGAACAACTTCCCCGGCACGCGCAACATGAACGACGCTGACTTCCTCGCCACGGCGACGAAGTACAACTACAGCAACCTCCCGCGGATTCGCAGCCTTCTCACCCAGAAGGACTCCATCGGCGCTGGCGAGCAGTGGGACCAGTGGGTCGCGCAAAACACCGCCGACAACCAGAAGGTGCAGGAGGAGGGCAAGCGGGCGTCGGACGTGCTCGATGACTATGCCCGCCGCGCCAAGGCCGACGAGGCGAAGGCGAAGGATATCGCCAAGGTCAAGGAGGCAACCCAGAAGGCGCTGGCGGCACGGCCGCAGGACCGCGCGGCGATCGAAGCGCAGCAGGCGGCATCGCTCAAGTACATCGAGACCCAGTACACGGACAAGGCCGGCCAGAGCGCTGCGAAAGCGCTGGACAGCGCCCAGGTCAGCGCCGAAGCGGCGAAGTTCAAGTCAGCGCTGGCAGGGATCACCGACTCGTATTCGAACCAGCAGAAGCAGCTGGATGCGGAACGGAAGTCGGGCGCCGTTGCCGAGTCGTACTATTACCAGCAGTCCCGGGATTTGCTGTGGCGGGGTGAGGCCGATCAGGTCTCGGCGATCCAGGCTGAGATCGCCAGGCTCCAGCAGCGCAAGTTGGCTGGTGCCGACCGGGTGAAGAACGACCAGCGCATTGCCGAGCTGTCCGCCGACGCCCACAAGCTGGAGGCCGACGCTATCAGCCGGGACAACGTGCTGGTGGAGCAGGAGGCCTCGGCACGGGACAAGACGGCGCGTGCCATCAACGCCTACGTCGATGCCCTGGGCCGCCAGGAAGCCGCGGCGCGAGCCGACGCCGACTTGCAGGTGCAGCGCCTTTCCATGGGCGATCGCGAGTTCAGCAACATGCAGCGGATCATCTCGATTCGCCGGCAGGGCGCTGACGAGCTGGTGCGGCTTTCCTCGCAGCTGAGCAACAAGCAGATCGATCAGGCGGCATACGACGCCCAGGCGCAGGCGCAGCAGGCCAGCACGGATCGCCTGGTGCAGATCGAAGAGGATGCGCAGAAGCGGGTCAACGCGGCTCGCGCGGACTGGACCACCGGCTCCCGCCGGGCAATGGCGGAGCTCAGCGACCAGGCCACGGACACCGCGGGGACGTTCTATTCCTTCGTCACGTCGACCAGCGGTGGTTTGTCGGACTTCCTAGCCAGCGCCGCGACGAAGGGCACGGCCAGCATCAAGGGCTTCGTGTCGTCGGTCCTGAGCGAGGCCGCACGCTTGGCATCCAACCGGGCCGTGGCATCGCTTCTGAGCTATGGCCTCAGCTTCTTCACGCCGAGCGCTGCACCGGCATCGTCGACGGCCAGCGGCTTTGGCCTCACCGGCGGCGACTATGCCGGTGCGGGTTCGACGGCGGTGACATGGGGTGGCTACCGCGCCGGCGGCGGTTCCACGACGGCGAACAGCGCCTATCGCGTCGCGGAGCAGCATCCGGAGGTGTACCGCACCGCCGGCGGCCAGACCTACCTGCTGACCGGCCAGGAGGGCGGCACCATCACGCCGATGCAGAACGGTGCGCCGCAGGGCTCCAACGCCGGCGCCGTACAGGTGGCAGTGAACATCAACATCGCCAGCGATGGCAGCGCGTCGTCGGATGTGACCGCCAGCCAGGCGAGCGAGTTCGGCAAGACCATGGGCGAACAGATGCGTGCGGTAGCCCAGAAGGAGATCGCGATGTCGATGCAACCGGGCGGAAAGCTATGGAGGGCCTCACGTGGCTGATGTATTCAACTTCGAGGTGCACGCGGGCACGAATGGGTCGAAGACGTTTTCCGTGCTCAAGGCTGGGTATGGCGATGGCTATACCCAGCGAGCGCAGGACGGCATCAACAGCGCGCAGCGGAAGTGGAACATCACGGTCGCTGACGTCTACGCCTACGAGCTGAAACCCATTACGGACTTCCTCGACGCTCATGCTGGCGCCCGCTCCTTTCTGTGGACCCCGCCCAACGGGGTACAAGGCTACTTCGTGTGCGAGGCATACACCGAGTCGCCGGCCGTCGCAGGCCTCGTGACGCTGACGGCAGTTTTCGAAGAGGTCTTCGTTCCGTGACGATTTTTTCCGATATCCAGACGTTGCAGCCGGGAGCGTGGGTGGAGCTGTTCGAGATCGACGCACGCTCCATCACCGGCGGCGGCGCCGGCGACATCCTGCGGTTCCATGGCTACACGCAGGTCGGGCCGATCTACTGGCAGGGGAATGTGTTCGAGCCCTGGCCGATTATCGCCCAGGGCTTCCTGATCGACCCCGATCAGCCTCCGGTGCCAACGCTTTCGGCGGGAAACGTGGGTGGGCGCATCACGGCGCTGTGCCTGGCCTATCAGGATCTGGTCGGGGCGCGCCTCACCCGCCGACGGACCCTCGGCAAATACCTCGACGCGGCCAACTTCCCCGGGGGCAACCCGACGGCCGACCCCTCGCAGGAGGTTCCGCCGGAATTGTGGTTCCTCGAGCGACGGTCGTCTGAGGACAAGACCCAGGTCACGTGGGAGCTGTCGAGTCCGCTGGACTTCGGCACGCAACAGCTTCCGGGGCGCGACATCATCGCGAACGTCTGTAGCTGGCTGATCAAAGGCGGATACCGCGGTCCCTACTGCGGCTACACCGGCCCGGCCGTGGCGAAGGCGGACGACACCCCTACGGACGATCCCGCGCAGGACGCATGCGGCGGCCGCCTCACATCGTGTCGCCTCCGGCCATGGCCGAACGGCGAATTGTCCTATGGCTCCTTCCCTGCGGCGACGTTGATCCGATGAACCCTAAGACGCAAGCTGACTTCCACGCGCACGCCTTGGCTGAGTACCCGCGCGAGTGCTGTGGGCTCGTCATCGTGCGCAAGGGGAGGGAGCGGTACGTGCCCTGCCGGAACTTGGCGGAGACGCCCGACGAGCACTTCATCCTTTCGCCGCAGGACTACGCGGCGGCGGACGACGACGGCGAGGTGGTGGCCATCGCGCACTCGCATCCCAACGTCGCCGCTAGGCCCTCCCAGGCGGACATGGTCGGATGCGAGGCATCGGGCCTGCCTTGGGCCATCGTCTCGGTCATGGCTGACGGCGCAGCCCCGCAGGCGGTAGACACCCAGGTGATTGAGCCGACGGGCTACGAGGCGCCACTGGTCGGCCGTGAGTGGGCGCACGGTGTGCTGGACTGCTGGGCGCTGTGCCGTGACTGGTACGCGCGGGAGCGCGGCGTGCAACTACCTGACCCGAACCGTCGTGACGGCTGGTGGGATGACGGGCATAGCGACCTGTACGGCGATGCGGCCATGACAGCAGCCGGCTTCACGAAGACGGCTGGCGACGACTTGGCGGCTGGCGACCTGATCCTGATGCAGATCCGATCCAAGAACCTAGTGCCGAACCATGCATCCATTTACCTAGGCGACGGGCTGATCCTTCACCACATGGACGGCAGGCTCAGCTCGCGTGACGTGTACGGCGGCTACTGGGCAGAGGTCACACGCTCGGTCTGGCGTCTTGGGTAGAATCGGGCGTTTCGACCAAGGGGAACACCATGAGGACATTCGGCATTATCGCGGCAGCGTGCCTGCTGGCTGGGTGCGTTACGAAGCCGCCGCGACCCGATCAGCTGCGCATGCCCACCGCAGACCGCCTCCTGGCGTTCCAAAGCCCGGCTGATGGTGACGCCACCCTAGTAGTGACTCGCGACGTAGGCTTCGCCGGAAGCGGCTGCTTCGGCGCCGTTTTCCTCGACGGCAAGGTCATCGCGAAGCTCGGGACCGGAGAGCGTGCCGTTTTCCACATCCCTGCCGGCGACCACGTCGTGGGCACATGGAACACAGGAAGCGGTGCATGCGGGTACAGGGAGGGGCAGGATCGCAGGGAAGCGGCGGCGAGCCTCCACCCGGGCGAGACGAAACGCTTCCGCATTACGATAAATCCAAATTCGGGCGTTGAGATAACGCCGACCACACTCGACTAGACCAAGGCCCCGAAAGGGGCCTTACTTTTGGGAATGCCATGGCCGCGACTGAGATACGCCTGCTGGGAACGCTTGGAAAGCGCTACGGCCGCACGCATTTCGTGCACCTCGATACAAAGACTCCTGCTGAAGCCGGTGCGTGGCTTTGCTCGCAATTCCCCGCAGCGAGGGACTTTCTGGTCAACGCAGCGAGCAAGGGCATCGAGTTCGCCGTTTTCCGTGGGCGTGGCGCGCACCGCGAGAACATCGGTATCGAACAGCTAAAGGAGCCGGGTGGCGACTGCATCACTTTCGCACCGATCCACGTCGGTTCGAAGAGTGGGGGTGCCCTCACCACGATCGTCGGGGCTGTGCTGGTCGTGATCGGTTTCGCCATTTCAGGATTCTCGTTCGGCACGCTATCGCCTCTGGGCGCCATCTTCGTGACGGCCGGTATCGGAATGATCGCCGGCGGCGTCGTGCAGATGCTCAGCCCGCAACCGAAGGCCGGAAAAAATGGCGAGGCAGCCGACAACCAGTCCAGCTACATCTTCAGCGGGCCCGTGAACACCACGGCGCAAGGCGGGTGCGTGCCGGTCATCTATGGCGGCCCCATCGAGGTCGGCTCGGCCGTCATCTCCGCGGGCATCGAGGCTGTGGACTACAGCTCGCGCCCATCGAATGTCGGCGCCGGCAGCACGCTGGGTAACGCGAAGACCAGCCCGTACGACCCCGACTGATCCCTCGATACAGATCACCACTCCAAGGCCCGCCATGTGCGGGCCTTTTCTTTTGGGAAACCCATGGGCCTCGAACCTCGCATTGTCGGCTTCAAGGGCGGCGAATCCGCGCATACCCCGGTCGAAGCACCGGACACGCTCCGGTCGATCTCGTACTTCCAGATCGAAGACCTGCTGTCGGAAGGAGAAATCAGCGGACTTGTGAACGGGCTGCAATCGGTGAAGCTCGATGGAACGCCCGTGGCCAACCCCGACGGCTCGCTCAATTTCACCGGCATCTCGGTCCAGATGCGATCTGGCACCCAGGACCAGGCGTACATCCCGGGCTACGGCTCGGTGAAGAACGAAATCGCGATCGCTACGGAACTGAAGTCGGACAACCCGTGGGTCCGCCAGATCGCCAACACGTCGCTGTCCGCCGTGTCGATCACCCTGCAGGCCGACTCGCTTCAGAAGAGCAACACCAAGAACGGCGACATCAACGGTTACATGGTTCAGTTCGCGATCGACGTGTCCACGGACAACGGCGACTACAACACGATCGTGAGCAGCGCCTTCAACGGCAAAGCCAGCAGTGCCTACCAGCGCACCATCCGTATCGACCTGCCGAAAGCGACCATCGGTTGGAACGTGCGCGTGCGCCGGCTGACGCCCAATGCCAACAGCGCCACGGTCGCGGACACAACGCGCATCGTTTCGCTGACCGAGATCATCGACGCCAAGCTGCGCTACCCGAACAGCGCTTACGTGGCGATCAGCGGGGATGCCTCGCAGTTCTCGAACATCCCCGCCCGTTCGTACATCGTGTTCGGCCGGATGATCCGAGTGCCGTCGAACTACGACCCGAAGACCCGTGCCTACAACGGCGTCTGGGACGGATCGTTCAAGGTGGCCTGGACCAACAACCCGGCATGGATTCTCTACGACATGGTCGTGCAGAACCGCTTCGGCCTGGGCAACCTGATCGACGCCTCCCTCATGAATAAGTGGGAGCTGTACCGGATCGGCCAATACAGCGACGAACTGGTCGATGACGGCAAGGGCGGCAAGGAGCCGCGTTTCACCTGCACGACCTGCCTCCAGCAGAAAGCGGATGCCTTCCGGTTGCTGGGCGACATGGCCTCTGTCTTCCGTGGCGTGTCGTACTGGATGGGTGGGGCTATCACCACCGCGGCGGACATGCCGGAAGACCCGGTCTACGCCTACAACGCGGCGAACGTCATCGACGGTCGTTTTACCTACCAGTCGAGTGGCCGGAAGACCCGCTTCACGACGGCCCTGGTCACCTACAACGATCCGACGAACAGCTATAAGCCCATTCCGGAATATGTCCCAGACAATGAGGGCATTGGTCGCTACGGCATCCAGCAGACCGAGTTCGCGGCCTTCGGCTGCACGAGCCAGGGTCAGGCTCACCGCGCGGGTCTGTGGGCGACGATCACGAGCCAGTACGAGACCGACTCGGTAACGTTCGCGGTCGGCCTGGAAGGTCTGAAGGCGGCACCCGGCCAGAAAATCACGGTGCAAGACCCGAACCGTGCTGGCGCGCGGCAGGGCGGTCGTATCAGCGCGGCCACGGCGACGGTCATCACCGTGGATCGAGCGCCCGATGCTGTGAAGGTGGGCGACACCCTGACGGTGCTCGATTCGCAGGGCGTCTCCCAGACCCGGACGATCTCTGTCATCGACGGTCGCGACCTGCAGGTGGGGCAGGCATTCACTGAGGCGCCCGTGGCGGAATCGGTGTGGCACGTCGAGAGCGCAACGCTCGCCGTGCAGACCTTCCGCATCCTCAGCGTCACCGAGGATGTGGGAGCCGGCAAGATCCAGTTCACCATCAACGCGATCCAGCACAACGCGAGCAAGTTCGCGCGGATCGACAGCGGCGCCCAGATCCAGGTGCCGCCGATCAGCCGCTTGCCGGTTGGCTCGCAGAAGCCGGCGCTCAACGTGCGCGTGTCCAGCCACCAAGTGTTGGAACAGGACATCGCCAACAACGTGATGACCATCGCCTGGGATGCTCCGGACGGTGGCGCGGCGAGCTACAAGGTCGAGTGGCAGAAGGACAATGGCCAGTGGATTCAGGCCGGCACGGTGCCCACGACGTCGGTGGACGTGGTCGGGATATACACCGGCATCTACACGGCGCGCGTCACGGCGCTCAACAATGCCGGTTCTCCCTCCACGGTGGCTCTCAGCGCGCCGACGGCGATCACCGGCAAGATCGGCGCACCGCCGGCGCTGACGACGCTCACTGCCACGTCGCTGCCGTTCGGCATCGCTCTGGACTGGACGTTTCCACCTAACACGTCGGACACCCGGACCACGGAAATCTGGGCCAGCACCAACGCGGTGCGACCGGACGCTGACGGAACGATCGCCTACAAGATGGGCGATTACAGCTACCCGGGCGACCACACGGAGCTGCATGGCCTATCGGCGGGCGCCTCGCTTTTCTTCTGGGGCCGCATCGTCGATAAGGCCGGCAACGTCGGCTCGTGGTATCCGGTCAACGGGGCGGTCAACGGTCAGAGCATTTCCGATCCCAGCCTGCTGCAGGACTACTGGAAAAACACCATCGGCCGCGGCGCGCTCCAGGCCGAGCTGCTGGCCGACATCGACGCCGCCGCGGGCGTGGGGGCTTACCTCAACCCGCCCGACTGGATCGCGGCCATGGGGTACGGCGTCGGCGACATCGTCGGGCACGCGAACCACCTCTGGCGGGCCAAGGTCGCCGTGTCGCCCAACGGCGCGGAGCCTGGCACCAACGCCGCGGTGTGGGAGGACGTAGGCAGCCTGGTCCAGACGGCCTACGGCCAGGCGGCGTCCATCCATGACACGACGCTCAAGGTCGACCAGCTTGGCGACAAGGTGACGTCGGTGTCCAGCCGCGTCGACGTGATCGAGGTGACCTCGGGCGTGCCGGTGAAGGCTGGTGCGGACACCACGAAGGCAGGCGCAAACACGCGCAAGGCGGGCATCTACACCTACTCGGTCACGCGCGTGGACGGAGACCTTGCCGAGGCGAAGCGGACGGAGACCTTGACGGCATCCGTCACAGGCTCGATCAACGCGCTCAACAACAGCTACACGTCCCTGCAGGGAAGCGTGCAGGTGGCGCAGGCGGCCACGGCCAGCCTCGACGGCAAGGTGAACGCGAGCTACTCGATCAAGACGCAGGTGGCGGCCAACGGCCAGCGCTACCTGGCGGGCATCTCGCTCGGCGTGGACTACAGCGGCGGGGACGTGACCTCGCAGGTGCTGGTGAACGCGGCCACGTTCGCCGTGTTCGATGCCAGCAACGGTTCGGCGCCGCTGATTTATCCGCTGGTGGTGCAGGGCGGGCAGGTGTTCCTCAACCAGGCGCTGATCGGCACCGGCTGGATCACCGACGCGATGATCGGCAACCAGATCAAGTCGACGGCGGTCATCGCCAACGGTCAGCCCGTCTGGGAGATCAATAAGAACGGCACCCGTTACGTCCGCGGCAACACCTTCACCATCACCGAGGACAGCAACGGCTGGCGTATGACCAACGCCGCCGGCGTGGTGGTGGTGGAGATAGGAGTGCTCAGCTGATGGCCGAGGGCTTCCGAACGCGCGACGCCACCACCAACGCCGTGCTGGTCACGCTGGATACCCACCTGACGAAGGTGCTGGGCTTCTTCAACACCGGCACGGTCGACGGCTCGATCGCGGACGGCAACTTGGCGAACGGCACACCCTTCATCGCCACGTTGCCCAGCGACGGGTCGTCAGGACTGGTCCTGCCCACTGTGAGCATCAACGCGCAGGGCGTGAGCTGGTCGTGGGCCAACAACCCCGCGGCCACCTTTCGCCGTGCCGTGGACGTCACCTACGGATTCTTCACCTGATGACCGAAGGCTTTCGCACCAAGACATCCGGCGGCGGCATCCAGATCGACCAGACGTACAAGAACCTCGCCCTACGCGGCAAGGGCTCGTTCAATCCCGGCACCTCGTCGAACTACGGGAAATGGCGTCTGGGCTCGATCACGATCACCGGCAACTCGCCCGTGCTGGCGTGGCGATGCAACGCCCCGTGCGCGATGACGTATGCCTCGCGCTCGGGCAACTCGATCACCTACACGTTCCTGATCGCAGCCACCTCCGGCACGGTGGAATGGTGGCTGTTCGATACGCCGGATTATGGCCTGAGCAACGGCGACATCGGCCTGCGCGTGCGCAACCCGGCCACGAACGCCGTCGTTTTCGATTCGCGCATGAAGTACATGCGCGTCGTCGGGGCGCTGAACGGCACTAGCGGGCGGCCAGGTGACGGGGCGTACGCGGGATCACCCGCGATCGTCACCGGGAACTCGGTCTACAGCTACGTCAGCCAGATCACGGGAAATATCGGCTCACCACCGCCGTATCCGTGGATCGATTTCACCTTCTACCTCATGGCGACGATCAACGGGCAGCAGGTCAGCTGGACGTACCCGCAGACCGACGCTATCGACCACCCCGCCAACCAGACCTACAACAACTCCGCCAGCCAGGGCGCTTACAACTTCCTGGTCGTCGACGTGGCAAATCTCTGAGGAACCCGCATGGCAATCACTCGCGTTGACTTCAACCCGTCGACCGGCGACGACACGTCCGCTGCACTGCGCAGGCTCGACGTCAACTGCAAAGACCTCGACGACCGCAAGCTCGACAATACCGGCGGCGTTGTCGGGGGGCCGCTGGCAGCAAATGGCAAGCTGACCGCCGCGTCAGGTGTGCTGCAGGTCGGCAGCGATGCGGGTCAGTACGCTTCGCTGGATTTCAGCGGGCGCCTGACTCGAAACGTGACCAGCGCGCCCAGCAACGTGAGCACCTTCGTGTTCACGGTGGAAGGACAGTTCGGCGGCGGCATTCGCATTAAGGATGGCAACAACGACATCGGCATCTACAGCACCAGCGGTAACCTGTGCTTCGGATACGGCACGAATGGCGGGGCGCTGACCGAGCAGTTCCGCATGGTCAGTGGCGGGTTGATGCAGGCAAAGGGCTACCAGTGTCGGAATGGCGTCAACGGGGGCTACGGGCCTAACTCCTACAACTTCTCGTGGTCAAGCGGCACGCTGACCGCCTTCGTGGATAGCTCGAACGTCGGCAACGTCCAGCTGAACACCTCGGACTACCGCATCAAGAAGGTGCGTCGTCGCATTACCGACGGCGCCGATGACCTCGCGCTGGTGCTGGCTGTCGACCCGGTCGAGTGGGAGTACAACGGGGAGGGCGACTGGGAGGCCGACGGCGTTCCGCGGCGGAGCTGGCTGGCGCACGAGCTACAGGAGGCCAGCAGCATGCTCGCCCGGGGCGCTAAGGACGCCGTGGACGACGAGGGCAACATCATCCCCCAGCAGGTCGACGCCCTCGGCGTGATGTCGGTTCTGTGGGGCGCGCTGCGTCGGCTCAAACTGGACAACGACACGATGGCCGCACGCCTGGCCGCTCTGGAGGTTGGCACCAATGGCTGATTACCGTCTCGCACAACTCCCCGGCGTCGTCGCCTACAAGGACGGCACCGGCGTTTTCGAAGGCACGCCCGAGTGGGACGCCTACGAGGCGTGGCTGGCCCAGGGCAACGAACCCGACCCCTACGTGCCACCGGGCCACATCGAGTCGCCGACCTTCGCCGACTACGTGGCCACGTTCACGGCCGGGCTGCAGGCGTGGATGGAAGCCACGGCCCGCACGAACGCCTACGACTCGGTGCTGTCGTGCGTGTCCTACAAGGATTCGGGCGTGCCGCAGTTCGCCGGCGACGCGGCGGCCATGATCGGCTGGCGCGACGCCATCTGGAAATGGGCCTCGGCTTGGCAGGCGGGGTTCAACGGCTCGCTGCCTGCGACGCTGCCAACCCTGGACGAAGTCGTCTCCATGGCCCCGCAGCCGGCGACGTTCGGCTGGGTGGTGCACGATCAGTCCAAGGTGATCGAGGCGGTCCTAGTGCCCGCGCAGACGTCCTGACGCCCGCGTCACGCCCCGCGGCTATGCTGCGGCTATGTGCGGACGCTACGCCACCTTCGGACCCGTCTCCCTCAGCCGCCAGGCCAAGGAGGTGCTGGCCGACATGGAGGTGGACATCCTCAGCGAGATCCACCAGCGGGAAGACCAGTTCAACATCGCCCCGACCCAGCGGGCGCTCGTGGTGGATCACGGCGATGCCGGGTACAAGGTCGAGGCGTTGCGCTGGGGCCTGATCCCGAGCTGGGCCACGGACCCGAAGATCGGCGCGAAGATGATCAACGCACGAGCGGAGACCGTGGCCACCAAGCCCGCCTTCCGGAGCGCGTTCAAGAAGCGTCGCTGCTTGGTGCCGGCGTCCGGGTACTTCGAGTGGAAGGGCGAGAGAGGTAGCAAGCAGCCGTACTTCATCCACGACCCCGCCGGCCACCTGCTCATGTTCGCGAGCCTGTGGGAGGCCTGGCGCTCCGGCGAGGGCGAGGACTGGAGTCGGACCTTCACCATCATCACCGGCGAGCCTGGGAAGGTCTCCGGTGACATCCACGACCGGCAGCCCGTGATCCTTCCGCCAGAGCTATGGGCGGTGTGGGTCGAGGGCTCGCCCGACGAGGCCAGTGCAACGCTGGCGGCGGCCCCGGAGGCCGACCTCGTCTACCACCCCGTGCCCACGGCCGTGGGCAACCCCAGGAACAACAAACCCGAGCTGGTCGAGCCGATCGCCCTGTAGTTCATTCGCGGCGGGCACTTGCCCGAAGAACCTCGCGTGGTCCCGTCAGGCCGTCCACACATCTGAGATTCCGTCTGGGTATCGTCCGGCTATGACCATCACCTGGACCCGGCCCGAGAATCCTATGTGGGCGCGCTATGCGTCCCGCGACGGCTTCGTGTTCGCCTCGGTGATGGTAGGCCATGGGCCTTGGTATCCGCTGTGGCTGCTGGCCCTTTACCCCAGCGGACACACCTCAGAGGCCCGGAACCACTACGTAGCATCCGAGGCCCAGGCCAAGCGATTCGTGGAGCGATGGGCGGCGGCTCATGCTGACCAGATCGGGCGCCCGGTTAAACCTCTCGGGCCAGCATTTAAGGCAAGATAA